GTGGGGAGATCTACCCAAGATGTATATGCAGAAATAAGACAGGGAAACTCTGAGAGATGGACAATACAATCTCAAAAGAGTAAGTATGTAAATGGCAAATCGTCCGGAGTTATTGAAGTTGGTTATTCTGCTAGCATCAATAACCCGGACTATCTTTTAGAAGAAGACAAGAGTAACAATGAGATTCAGATTACTGCACGAAATGACGGTACTTCTGGGCTTTGTGTACTTACACAAAATGAATCTGGTAATAAAATAAATCTACACCTTACTACTCCCGAAGAAAAAGAATATTGGGAAATACGTTTTAATCCTATAACCATCAATGGAGTAGACACGAGTGCTTTTTTTGCTGCTACTACCAATATTAGTGGCGAAGGTGGATCTATGGCTGAGGGTACCAGATATAAGAATTGGATAGTAAATCAAAATAGACATATGATTAATGTCTATATTTCTTCTATGTACCCGGGAAATTTCGACATGTTGTCTTGGTCCTGCCTTGATAAGAATGGTAATGCCTTTAGCCCTAATTACAATATACCCGATAACCAATACTTTACAATAAAAACAACTGGCTTAGGTTCCTATACTCTTAAAAAAATTTCAACCCCCTCTGTTGGCAATGGTACTCTTATACTCTCCAGTAGGTTTAACCCCACTAAAAAATATCCATTAGATTTGAACTTTTATTGGGGAGCTCCAATCTAAGACTTATATTGAGATCAAGATAATATCCCAATTATAAAAGCAATTACCCAGAATATAAGAGCCAGTGTATATGCAACAGAATATCTATGCCAGGGATACCAGCAGGTAATATAAGAATCTACTTTTAGTATTTCTGGATGTTCTTCCTCGTATTTTTTATCCTCTTCTCTAGAACTGTATTTATGAAATACATAGAAAGGTAAGAATACGAGGAAAATTATTAAAGCAACTGGGAACAAGAGTAGGAGAAGAATCTCCCACCCTTGCATTGATGTCCCAGTATAATTACCATCTCTATCAAAAAAGTATCTCATACCAGTTTATGTTTTATGAATTTCAATAATAGGTAAATCGGAAACAAAGGTAACAAAAACCAGACCGATAGGAATAATACCAGTGAATGTACCTTATGTGATTGAGGCAAGTATTCTAGGGTTGCTTTTACAAAGAATACTGTGAACGGTAAGCATACCAAATAAATTATTGCTAATACAGTAGTCATTGTTCTTTGAGGTATTTGTTAATAATCTTGGTAAGCTTCTTATCGAATTCGATAAGGGTCTCTACTTGTTCTTCCTTACTCATATTCCTGAGACCCTTATCTAGTATCTCGGAATTTCTCTTAATTGAGAAATATGCCTTGAATGCCCGAAAGTATTTTTCGTTTTCCTCGGTAAGAGGTAATATCTTTCCATCTTTCCCATCCAACCTTGCATAGGTATCATCAGGACCCAAACTTCTAGCAACTTTTACTCGATTGCTTAAGATTGCAAACCCACCTTTCTTATCAATGGATTCTACTTTCACCTTCTCTACGATTTGTCTTTCTCCAAGTTGGAAGAGTAGTTCATCACCTTCACGGAGCTTTTTGATTTCTTTCTTTTCTTTTTTCATATCTAATTAGTTAATTAATTCTTTATGCAAATATACGAAATTTATTTTATATTATTGCATTATTAATCATATTTTTTATCTCATCCGAGGCAACTGTTTTGCGGTCCTGGAAGAGTTTCCATTCCATGGGAGAAAGGTATATACCATTTGGAGTATATAAATGTCTTAGATGCTCTGGAATAGTGCCCTGGTGGGACATGTTATTGTTATCTATAAACCATACCTTGTTGGGGTAAGCATCGGTTATTACAGCCATATAATAACGAGTAGCTTCCAATTTTACTCTTGAGAAAGTACCCGTTTCAATTAGTAGATTTTGAAAGGGTTTTACTATCCAATGTTCCCAATTAGGAGTAACTACCGGGATTCTTGAGCTGTTGGTAGTACCACTATTGAAGTACTCTTTCCATAATTTCTCATCATATTCTTTCCTCTTTATCCAAAAACCACAACTAAAGCAAACGTGTTTCTTTGCCATCAATTGGGGTATCTCAAATGAGGATTCAAAATCATCCAGGTTGATTGGTTCTTTACATAGTTTGCACCGATTTTCATTCTTAATCTTCTCCATATTGCATTATATTTTAGAATTATATAGGATAATAGAACCAACTAACATCCTGAAAATGGGTTATAAGCAATACTTTCGTTACTAAAATTGAACCATTAAAACTGATAAGTTATGGATAAATTAACAAATGAGATGATTAGAGACCTTGCTAATCGCTTGGGTCTAGAACCAGCTCTACTCAAAGCTGTTCAAGTAGTAGAAGCAGCTGGTAGAGATGGATTTTTGGCTGACGGTAGACCTCAAATCCTCTTCGAAGGTCACATCATGTACAAGGAATTTCATAAAAAGTTCCCTGACAGAGATTTAGGTTACCTTTGCAAGAAGTATCCTACAGTATTTTTCCCTAAATGGGATAAATCGAAGTATCTTGGAGGTGTTCATGAGTACAAAAGACTCGAATTAGCCAAAGAAATTGACGAAGAATGTGCTTTAAAGTCTGCAAGTTGGGGAATGTTCCAGATTATGGGCTTCAATCACAATCTTTGTAGCTGTAAAGATGTCTATGAATTCGTTCATAAGATGTCAGAATCTCACGAAAAACAACTAGAATTGATGTACTACTTCATGAATACCTCTGGTTGTTTGAAGAATCTCAAGGAAAAGGACTGGGCAGGCTTTGCAAGAAAATACAACGGTCCTGGATATGCACAAAATGCTTACGACCAAAAGCTAAGAAATGCTTACGAAAACTTCAAAGATAAGATATGAAAAGATGTCATTTTAACAGCTGGGTAGCAAAGGTATTCCTTTTCCCCAGTTACAAGGCAATTACCTTCCTCTATAACTCCTTCTTCAAGGATAAAGAAGAAGATTTGTTACAAGAGGATATTGACCATGAACGTACTCACCAAGTACAACAGTTTGAGTGTACAATTGTGGGTCTGATTCTAGGAATCATTCTCTGCTCATTGGGTCTATCCTTCTGGTGGATTCCTATCCTTGGTTTGGGATTCTTCTACTTTTGGTATGGAATCGAATACCTTATCATCATGTGCTTTGCAGGTTGGGACAAACAGAATGAAAGGTATCATGATGTAAGTTTCGAAGAAGAAGCTCACAACAACGATAAGGACCCATACTACTTGGAAAATCGTAAACCATTTGCATGGCTTAAGTACGTAAAATTGAGAAGTTATAAGAAATGAAGAATCTAAAGGTATTGGGAGTGTGCGCTGGACAGGGTGCACTCCTGTTCCCTTTTAAGAAAAATTTGTTAGGGAATATAGAGATTAGAGGAGTATTCCATACACCGGGCGAAGAACAATGGAAACTCAACTTTGGGGATATACCATTCTACAAGGGTTTCTGTTTACAAGAATTTGATGAGAAAGTAGATATCATAATTTCATCCCCAGATTGCGGGATAGCTTCAGTTATGAGGTTATCAAAAGTAAAAGAGTTAGGCAATCCCCAGGATAATCGTAGTCTTAATCTAGTAATTGCTGCAATATTAGAGTATAAACCTAAGGTATTTCTTATAGAAAATCTACCAAGACTACTATCCTTGCTACCCAAGGATTTCTTTGAGGAAACACTGAAAGACTATAAATTAGTTTTTCACGAAAGGTCAGTTTCCGACTATGGGAACTCTCAGGTATCAAGGAAGCGATTACTCATCATTGGAGTTCATAAGAAGACCGGTAAGAAATACTTGAATGCTTTTGATGAAGTATTTAAAGTTAATGAACTAAAGACAACTAGAGAGTTGCTTAAGCCACTAACGTTTAGCTCTGAGATTGATACTAACCAGATTCCATTTATGGCAAAAACCCTGGCAATGTATGACTATCGAAAGCTACCTGAGAAGAAAAATCTCACAGTAGCAAAGATACATCGACTCTGGGTTAGAGACTTCAACAAGGAAAAGAAGTGGCCTATCAAGACAGCTAAAATGAGTACTCTCCCAGGAGTATATCGATTGGAATATGACAAACCCCCATTAACCCTGAGACCTGCAGATAGGCAATTTAGACCAGATGGGTTCCCATTGGGAGTCGAGGATTTCAAGGCAATCATGGGATTCCCAGAGAAATTTAAAATTTACCTCTACAAAACTACCAGAGGTGATACCTATGAAGGGGATTTTAAAAATCACCATTATTGGTTAAACAAGGCAAGGTACACAATTGCCAAGGGTTCGGTTTATGAGGTGGGGATTTGGTTTAAGAAATGCCTCAAAAAGAAAAGTAGCTAAACTGAGCTGTTTTTGAGCTGTTTGAAAACCCTTTTTTCTTTTTATATATTTTTCTTTTTTAGGAAAGTGCTTTCTGGAAAGAAAGCTAAACATAAAGAAATCTATACTGAAGGTAAGAAAGGGATTGTTAAGGGAAAACAAGGAAACGAGTGAGTACCAAGTTTTCACTAAAATCGAAAAGCCATGAAGAAATTAAAATGGGCCTTGTTCATTGTACTTCTAGGATTTACTATTTACCTTTGCTTCAGGAATTACAAACTGACTCGAGAAGTTTACTCCCTGAATCAAGCGGTCAATGAAATCCCAGATACAGTCTACTCAGATAAACCATTCAAACCAGAGAAGAAGTACTCTGAAGAAACTCAACCAGGTAAAATCTTAGTTTACGATAACAAGAAGCAGTCAACTCTTTTTCCTGATTCCATAAGACAGCCAGTTATCAGTAAACAAGATTCCCTGGTTCAAGTTGTCTTAAAGAAGAATCAGTTGAATTTAAGTTTCCTGAATCAACAATCAGGAACTTATTCAACTAGACTATTTAATATCGACTTGGATAAGTACAACTACAACTGGTATGAGGGTCAATTAACTCGAAAGAAAGTTGCAAGGTTATCACTTAGTCCATACGTTTATGGCAAATACAGACCTTTCAATAATCTCTTCGATATGGGAGCTGGTCTTTCAATCAAGACTAAGAGATTTAATTACAAACTCGGGGTCAATACATTTTACTATCCGAAGATAAAATCTGGGATAGGTACTGACATCGAATTTCAAATAACGTATAACTTTTAGATATGGCAAAGACTATCTCAGAAATTCGAAATACTTTAACTCGAGAAGAGCTTGCAAACCTCTCAAGGGTTTCAGTAGATGTTTTCTATTTTAGCCTTTTCTGTAATGTGATACACCCAGTATTGGGAAAGGTAAGATTTGACCTATACCCATTCCAGAAATCAGTTCTGTATAATTTCATTGCCGAAAGATTTAACATCATCCTGAAATTTCGTCAGGCTGGTATTACAGAACTTATTTCAATGTACTGCCTATGGTTGGCTATGTATCATCCTAACAAGAAGATTAACATCATCTCTATTAAGGACACAACAGCAAAGAAGGTACTGAAGAAGATTAAGTTCATGTACAAAAATCTACCATGGTACCTTCAAACTCCCATTATAAACGGTAGGGCTGGTGAATACGGTTCTGCTTCCATGATAGAATTTGATAATGGGTCATTTATTGAATCAATTCCGACATCATCCGAAGCCGGTCGTTCGGAATCCCTTTCTCTTCTGGTAATTGACGAGGCAGCAGTAGTAAGATGGGCTGCTCAAATTTGGGCTGCTGCATTTCCTACTCTTTCCACTGGTGGAGCTGCCATCGTCAATTCCACTCCCTATGGAGTTGGTAATTTCTATCACTCAACTTGGGTAGATGCCATTGCAGGAGGTAATCCTTTTAACCCAATTCGATTATACTGGCAAATGCACCCAGAACGAGATATCAATTGGTATAACCAAATGTCTTCTGCTTTGGGAGCAAAACGAACTGCACAAGAAATTGATGGTGACTTCTTATCATCTGGTAATACAGTCTTCGACTTAGCCGATATTAAAGCTATCGAAGACTGCCTTAGTGATTACCCAGTTATTAAGAAGAGATTTAATGGTCAATACCGACAATTCTGTGAACCCGAATCAGATAAAGAATATTTCATTGGTGCAGACGTTTCAACTGGTAGAGCTTCTGACTACTCTTCATTTACTTGTATGGATAAGCTAGGAGAAGAACAAGTAGTATATAAGGGAAGAATGGCAGTGGGAGCTTATGCTAAGTTACTTGGTGATACTGGGAAGTTGTTTAACTGGGCAATAATAGCTCCAGAATCCAATGACGTTGGTTTATCAGTAACTTCTAAGCTTCAAGATGAAGGCTACCCTAACCTTTACTACTACCAGAAGATGCTGAAGAAAAAAGGTAAAAGTAGACCTGAAATGGATAAATCCCCTGGTTGGTTAACCACCCAAAAGAATCGTTCAGTGATAATAGAAAACTTGGAAGAAGATATTCGATTAGATCATGTAATCATTAAGGATCCATTCTTTGTACAAGAAGCTTATACTTTCATCTATGATGGTTTAGGTAGACCTGTTGCAATGGGTAAACATAGGGCTAACAATTCAGCTGTAGATGTAGACCTTGAAGGGGATGTATATGCCGATGATGATATCTTTGGAAAAGCAATATGTAATCACATAAGGAAAGGAAAAACTAACGTAATCGTACAACCAAGATGAAAAAGTACTTCAATTTTAGTTGGGGTTGGGGACGTAAGAAGGACCCTCCCAAGAATGGTACATCCTCTAATAAAGAGGAGAAGCCTGCCACATCAATTTCACCTGGTAGGGTTTCAGTTGACGATGATAGCGATAACTTAATTACATCATTACAAGGGTTGACTAAATTAGTTGAACCCTCTTTTCGTGTTGATGTGATACCTTTAATTCGGGATTTATATAAAGTAAATCCAGATATGGGCATTGCATTACAAGATATGTTTAAGTTAGCTAACACCAGTCATACAGTAACTTTCCCTAATAATACCGATGAAGAGGCTTCAAAGATGAGAGAACATCTTAAGAAAGCCACCAAGGGATGGACCAGATATACTGCTGGTATAGATGGTTTAGTTAATAAAATGATTGTTCAACTTCTTGTAAGTGGGGCAATATCCGTAGAAGGAGTACCAAATGATAAGCTTGATGGTTTGGCTACTGTATTATTCCTTAAGCCAGAACACATCAAGTTTAAACGTGAATTAAATGGGGTGTATGCTCCTTACCAAAAGAATATAAATTTCTTTGTTAAGCAACAAGATTACATTAAGCTTAACCCAGAAACCTACTTCTATGTTGGTATGTTCAATGATACCGATGAACCTTATGGAGTTCCTCCATTTATGCCTGCATTGGATTCTCTCAAAGGACAAAATGATATGAAGATTAACTTCAAACATATCATGGAGATTTGTGGTATGGTTGGTTTCTTAGAAGCTAAGATGCAGAAATCTCCACAAAGGCCAAATGAGAGTATCAAATCTTATGAATCCAGATTATACCATGAACTCAATATCCTCAAACGTAATGTTAAAGAGGGTATGAAGGATGGGGTAGTTGCTGGTTACATAGATGACCATGAATTTAAACTAAATTCTACTACTAAGGAGCTCGGTAATATCGAGAAGCCTTGGAATATGAACCAACAATCTGTAGCAAATGGGTTGGGAGTTAATGGCTCTATCATTGGGGTATCATCTACTACTGGTGAAGGTGCAACTGGTATAATGCTGTCTAAGATGATTAGCCAGTTAAAAAATATCCAAATGCTTGTAGCTTATGTATTAGACCGACTTTATTCTCTAGAACTGCGTCTGGCAGGCTTTAATAATAAGGGGATGAAGATTGATTGGGGAACTTCTACAGTTTCTGATGAAGTTAAAATCCAACAAGGTCTTCAGTATAAGATACAGAACCTTGACTTATTGTATAAGGCTGGTATCATTAGTCAAGAGCAATATGCTTGGGCAATGGGTTATGATTCTCCTGATGAGAAAGAACCAAGAGTTTCACTTGAGGACCAATTTGCTAAGGGAGGTAATACAGACCCCCAAGAAGGAACTAAGAAGAAACAAAGGCAAGATGATAAAAACCAATCTGCTCGTAGGTCAAGAGATAAGAATAACCCGGCTCCTTCTCGAGGAGACCAAAATACTAAAGCAAGATGAGTAAATTTTTTACAAAGAAAAACAAAGAGCATCTTGATTCTATGGTGATAGGTCAAGGCCATACCATTATGGCTGGGTATATCCCAGAAGCAGTGGGAGCCAAGGCTTTCTCAGAGAATTATTACAAATGGAAAAATCCTACACCGGATTCCATTGCTCAATTTGGGTTTTGGGGAGGGGATATAGATTATAATACTTACTATCCCAACCTAGACAAATCGGAACTAACTCCTAAGGACGAAGAGTTTATCGAACCAATGTTCAGATTACTTTCAGAAACGATTGTATCTAAGAATTGGAACCCGACAGACTTTGGTCAGAATGGAGTACTAAAGGCTTCTATGAAGATGTTGCTTGGTCAAACAGTAAACTGTGACCATGAAACCAACATCGGTAATGCTATTGGTGCTGTATCACAAGTAATGTGGCAGGAATCCTATAAAGACGGTAGCTTTACTATACCCGCTGGTATCAACGGTATTTTGAAGATTGATGGTAAGGCAAACCCAAGAATTGCTAGAGGCATTCTTATGGAACCTCCTTCAATTCACAGTAACTCTGTTACCGTACAGTTTAAGTGGGATAAATCTCACCCAGGTATGGAGGATGGGGAATTTTACCAAAAACTTGGTACCTATGACTCAAAGGGTGAAATGGTACGAAGAATCGTTACTGAGGTAGTTCGGTATATGGAAACTTCTTTGGTATCTCATGGAGCTGATTCATTTGCCCAGAAAATTGGTTCGGATGGTAAAATCATTAACCCAACCTTTGCCAAAAGAACTTGGGCATCTTATGAAGAATACAGAGATGATAAATCGAAGCAATACTTCTTTACTGATTATAAATCAGATTTAACATCATATCAAGAAAAGAACGATACTCAGGGTTCTTTTAATGATAATGATGCCAATGATAATCATTCAAATAAAGATAACATGAACGAATTGCAAAAATTTCTTGAAAGCCTTTTTGGGGATAACATGCTTACCCTGGAAGAAGGTAAAGAGATGAATCAGGAAAATGTAATTGCCTGCATTCAGACTTTGGTATCATCCAGAAACGAATTGCAAACTTCGGTAGATAATCTTACTACAGAGAAAACTTCTCTTACGGAACAGATTACCAACTTGAATGCCGAAGTAGCTAACTTGAAGGAAATGGCAACCGTAGGAAAGAATCACATTGCTTCTCTACGTGAAAATGCCGTAGAAACCTACAAGAAGTTAATGGGTGATAAGGTAGATGAGACAATCGTTACGATGCTCAATGCCGAGACTACTGGTATTACTACTCTTATTTCCTTGACCAAGGATTACCAAGCTCGCTTGGAAGAGAAGTTCCCTCTCACTTGCTCAAAATGTGGTTCTAAGGACGTCAACCGTGCTTCCTCAATTGCTGAGGATGATACCGAGGGTAAAACTGGAACCCAGGGTACTGATACCCAACGGAATTCAGAATCTCCGAGTACTAAGAATGTAATCGATAACTTGTATCGAAACAAAATCAAATAACTAATATAAATAATCCGCGTTATGGAAAAAACTAAAATCGTAAACGACCCTCAGCAACTTACTCTCTTTGGGGAAAGAACCCCGAGAGCGGTGATTTACAAAAGTGAGTCACACAAATTGCACCAGGCTTTCAATGTTAAAGCTGGAGAGAAAATCGTACAGGGTATGCCAGTGGCTTTGAATGAAGAAGGTTTGATTTACCCTTGCACTGATACAGCTACTCAAGTTTATTTGGGTGTAGCAGTAACGGATAACGTTAACCCTGCTTATCAACCTCAAAGAAATTTCCCGGTAGAGGTAACAGTAGCTATGGAAGGTTACATGATTTGTAACTGGGTATCAAACGAAAATATTGAAGCTGGCTATGTAACTCCCGATGGAGAATTGCTTAACGATAGATTCGTAAAAGCTAACCAAGCAACTTCAACCCAGTTCATTGCCCTTAATCCAGCAGAAGAGGCAAATGAGGTAATTCAAGTACTCATCAAATAAGAGAAAAGAAGTTATGGAAAATAAAATAGATATTACAAAGTTGAAGGCTCAGGATTTTATGAATGAGCTGCCGGAAATGGTAAGAAGCTTGGAAGCTGTTCGTTCCGGTTCACAGGACAAGAAGCCTGTAGAGGTAACTTTTGGAGAATTGGTTACCGGTAAATGGGGTATTTCAGAAGATGAACTTTTTGAAAAGATGGGCATCAATCCAAAAGTGGACACGATGCAGAACATCTTTACAATGCCCCAACAGAATATTCGTTGGATTGTTCCGGAAATCATCCGTGCTGCTATCACATTGGGTATGCGCCAGGCTCCGTTCTATCCAAATATCATTGCATCTGACCAACCAATCAATGGTTTACAAGCAATTATGCCGATGGTTAATATGTCGGATGCTGCTCCTGCAAAGGTTAACGAAGCAGAAACTATTCCCTTGGGTGATGTTAGTTTCGGACAAAAATCAGTTAGCCTCTTCAAAATCGGAAAGGGTTTCAAACTTACTGATGAAGTTCGTAACTATGTTTCACTCGATGTCTTGGGGATCTATCTTCGTGACTTTGGTGTTCAGTTGGGTTATGCTTTGGATACTCTGGCTATGGACGTGGCTATCAATGGTAACAACCCTGATGGCTCTGAGTCTGCCCCGGTAATCGGTGTATACGAAACAACTAACGGTATCACTTACAAAGACCTTCTGCATATTTGGGTACGTGCTGCTCGTATGGGACGTAACTTCCAAACTATGATTGGTGGTGAAGACCAAGCAATCGAAATGCTGAACTTACCCGAATTCAAAGACCGCCACTCTGGTACAACTGAAGCTACACTGAATGTGAAGTCTCCGGTTCCCAAGAATGCTGACTTCTATATTCACCCGGGCACTCCAGATCAGCAATTATTGTTAATTGATACATCTGCTGCCTTGATTAAGCTTACCGCTCGTCAATTGATGTTGGAATCTGAAAGAATCGTTTCTAACCAAACCGAGGCTGTTTATGCAAGCTTAACTACTGGCTTCTCCAAGATGTACCAAGATGCTGCTCTGTTGCTGGCTGCAGATAAGAAGTTCTCTGAATTCGGATTCCCGGAATTCATGAACGTAGATCCTTACCTGATGGTTAATCTTGAATAAGAACGTCCGGTTTCATCTATATAAATTCCCAGAGAGGGTGGGTAACTAAAAAGACCCATCCCCTCTTTAATTACCTTTTATTTTAATCTTAGAAAATATGGCTAAAGATAAATATACATTAACTGTGGGACCAAGAGCTTACAGTTTTCATGACCAATCAACTGGTATTACCATTTGTAGAGGAGAAGAAAAAGAACTCACTCGTCGTCAATTCCGTACACCGAAAATTCAGAAGGCTGTTGCTTCGGGTCATCTGATTATTATTGCCGATAAATCGGAAATCGAAAAGTATTCAGAGGCTGATATCGAAAAGTTGGACAAGAGGTTAAATGCCCAGTTTAAAAAGGGCATGACTTTGGAAAAGCTTTCAAAGGGATATTCTCTTGAAGAACTGAAGCTGGTAGCTGGTTTACATGAAATCGTTGCCGAGAAAGATGATACAGTAGAAACACTTCTCCAGGCTTTGCTGGAAGAATTTGAATCTTCTTCTAAAGGTTAATTATATGAAAATTACATAAGACAGACTAATATGAAAGACAATCTAGACTTTTTGTACGTTACGTCAGGTCTGGAAGTTTCATTCAGAGTCATATCCAAAGTCCCGGCCAAATCTATTTTTGACTGGGACTTTGGCGATGATAAGGGAGAGGTTTTCAATGGTGGAAGACATGTTTCCTATTCTTATGAAACTCCCGGTTTTTATACAGTTACCTTACACGTAACTAACTCTGCCGGTTTAGACCTTACCGTAGATAAGACTCTGGTAGTTTGTGATTATGGGCATACGGCATTAGCCGATACAATATATAACTTAATCGATTACTACATACCTTCAGAAATATCTGATGGTATGACCAGGGAAGAGAAATCTATATACATCACTAAATGGCAATATTATATTGGGCCACTAGTAAACCATGCAATAGCACCAGATAAATATACTGATGAATTATGGTATGAAGCACTAGAAAACCAATTAATAATGGAATTGGCAGCATGGGATTTTCTTAATGTGAAGATACTTAACTTATTAACGAGTACTTCTGAATATTTAAGTCAATTAACTTCTACCAAAGAACAAACTGGTGATGGTACCTCTAAACCAGAACTTGCCCGAGGTGATAGAATTAAACAAATCACTACTGGGCCTACTGAAGTGCAATATTATGATACCCTGGCAGATGCTACAAGTTCCCTATGGAAAACACTTTCTCAAGCAATGCAACCAGGTGGATTAATAGATGAATTAAGGAAGAACCTTTGTATGTTAGCTTCACGATTGGAAATCTACTTACCGTTCTGTGATGAAGTATTTAGAACCGTAGTCCCAAAAGTAGTTAACAGAAGGCAACCTGGAGTATTAGATGGGCCAAATCCAAGTGCTCCAGTGAAAGGTGGTAAGAAATCAATTCTAACTAAGTTATGACAAAAGAACCCTGGAGAATGGTAAAGAACCGCTCTTGGGATAGATACAAGAAAATTATCACTGACTTCTTAGATTGGGATGCTGGTAGGCAATCCATAACCTGGGCCAAACATGTTAATCAGCTTCTCAGTCATGCCGAAGACAGTATACCAAAGTATTACAATATCCAAATCGAGGCATTATGTTACTACAATGCTTTCAGAAACTGGCCAATTAATAAGGCTACAGTAACTGGAGAATTGGATGATGAAAACTTATCAATACTAATTTCTAAATCTTATATAGAACAGATTGGTTATCTTACCTCTGAGGGATATTGGGATTTTAATTGGGAACAAGATAGGTTCGTAATCAATGGTATAACGTATAAACCATCCGGTGACACTCAAACTGCTCAGGCAAAGGATGAGGCTCTAGTTTTCATGGTTATCCTAAAGAGAGACCGAGATACCAAAATTGAATTTGTAGAATAAAACATTAAGTGTATGGCAAAGATGTTAGTACTGAGGTGGACCCCAATTACTACCTCCAGTGGAATCTGGTTTGATAGTAATCTGGTTATCCTTAATGGTACATCTGGAGTTCATATTGAAATGAAAGGTAATGGCAACGATGTAACGGCATTTCAATCGATGACCGGAAACAAATTTGTCACCTGCTTTCAAGATTACTTCGGTGATATCTGGGATAAAATAATACCTCATCCTGGTATAGGCCAGGTAATGAAATTCCGTGTAAATAAGCTTCCCGATTATGCTTGCATACGGGGGGATATAGAAGACGGTGGAGATGTAGATCCAGAAAATCCGAATATACCAATGAATGCCTTCTGTGGTTCAGAGGGAGAACCATTCAGGGATATAGATTCGGAATTCTTACTGGGTCGTCAACGTTCAGTAATTAATCCTTAAATTTTATAAATATGTATGTAAGTAAATATTACACCTGCGAAGAGATTGACCAGCGGTTGTTACAGGGTTACTATGATGACTTTGTTCGTGCTGGCTTTGGGGGAACTATAAATGAGTTCTGGGCCTTCGTACTTTCTATCAAGAATAAGGTAGATAAGAAAGAAGGATACGACTTATCGAAAAATGATTTTACCGATGAGTTGAAGGCTAAACTTGATGGCATCGAAGAACATGCAAATTATATCACTAAAGTTTCTCAGCTTGAGAATGATTTGAAATATCAAACCGAGGAAGAAGTTAAACAGATGATTAGTGATTTGGTTGATGGTGCTGATGATGCCCTTGATACTCTTAAAGAGTTGGCAGAAGCATTGGGTAATGACCCCAACTTTGCTACAACTATTACCAATAAGCTAACCGAATTACGTACTGCTTTAACAGAAGAGGTTAATCGAGCTAAAGAGGCAGAAGCCGCTTTGGGTGCAGCAGTAGCAGCAGTTCAGGATAATCTTGAATATGGGCTAGATCAGATTAACAAGAAGATTGATACTGTAAAGTCAGACTTAAAAGCTGAAATCGACCGAGTTGAGAAGAAGGTAGATAAGAATGCTGAAGACATCAAAGACCTTGAAGATAAGGTAAATCAAGATAATGGTGAACTTGAGAAAGAACTCAAGGACCTTATTCAAAAGGAAAAAGATGAACGTATCGCTGCCGATAACGAAATCAAGGAAAGTGTAAATGAACTCAAAACTCTTCACATCAATGACAAGGCTGCTCTTGAAGCTAAGATTGCTGAAGAGGTATCTAATCGTACGAATGCAGATACTATTCTGGATTCTAAGATTAATGAGGAAATCACTAATCGCCAATCAGATACTCAAGCATTGCAGAGTAAGATTGACCAGGAAGCAGTAGATCGTCATTCTGAGGACCAAGTTCTTCATAACGAAATTTCTAAAGAGGTAGCTGACCGTACTAATGCAGATAATGCTTTGCAAGGTAAAATTGACCAAGAGGCTCAAGCTCGTACCTCTGCAGACCAGGTACTTCAGAATAATATTGATTCCGAAGCTACTGCTCGTGCTGCTCAGGATTTGGTTTTAGACCATAAAATTGAGGATGTAAAACTCCAAGGTCAAGCAGATAAGGCTCAACTGTTGGAAGCTATTGCTACTGAAACTCAAGCTCGTAAAGATGCAGATACGGCACTTGATAATAAGAAGGTAGATAAACGTGAAGGTTATTCATTGACTAAGAATGACTTCACGGATATTCTTAAGGCTAAGCTTGACGGTATTGAAGAGAAAGCCAATTACATTACCAAGCTCTCTGAGTTGGTTAATGATATGGACTTCCAAAATGAAGAGCAAGTTAACGCTGCTATTCAGAAAATCGTAGGCTCTGCTCCTGAGGTACTTGATACCTTGAAGGAAATTGCTGATGCCCTTGGTAATGACCCAAATTTTGCTGCAACTATCACCAAGAAGTTAGCTGCCTTAACTGAGGAGATTAACCAAGAGAAGGAAGACCGTATTGCTGGTGATGCTGCAAACAGTGCAGAGGTAGCTACTGAAAAAGCAGACCGTATTGCTGCAGATACTGCTCTTGAAACTAAGCTGAAAGAATATATCGACAATAAATCTACTGCAGGTGATACTGCTCTTAATGTAGTTAAGGATAACCTGAATAAGGAAATCCAAGACCGTAAAGATGCTGATGCTGCAATTCAAGCCAGCTTGGATAAGGAAATTGCCGACAGAAAGACTGCTGATGAGGCTTACACTGTAAGTCTGAATAACGTAAACAAATGTGTTTCAGAATTGGCTTTGAGCATTCAGGATTCTATTAACACTCTTCGTAATGAGCTTACGGAACAGGTTAATGCGAATACTACTGCTATCGCTACTAATCAGCACGATATTGAAAGGAACTCAGAAGCTATCACTAACTTAACCAAGACTGTAGGCGATAACTACAAGGAAGTTAAGGATATGATTAACGAGGAAATCGTTGACCGTACCAATGCTGACAGTGGTTTGAGTTCTCGTATCGATAATGTAAATATCGACCTTAACACTGAACGTGTTGAGAGAACAGCTGCAGACCAAGTTCTTCAGGTAAATCTTGATAAAGAAGTAGCAGACCGTACTGCTGCTGATAAAGCCTTGTCTACAGAATTCACTGCTAAGTTGGATAATACCAAACAAGCTTTGGAATCAGAGGTAGGTAAATTGAATACCAAGATTGACCAAGAGAAAACGGACAGAGCTGCGGCTGATACTGCATTGGGAGTTCGTATTGATTCTCTAGAGGCAGGCAATACGACTGCTATGAATGACCTTAAAGAACAGGTTAAGAATAATACCACTGCAATTAATACAGAGAAAGACCGAGCAATTGCCAAGGAAACTTCTCTTGAGGCAAAGATCGATACCAACCTTCAGAATCACAAGGATGACATGGCTGCTATCAACCAGGATATCCTTACTGAGAAGAATGAACGTTTGGCAGGTGATACTCTGTTGCAAACCAATATCGATAAGGAGGCCACAGAACGTGCTAATCAAGATACCCTTATTAATAATGCTATTGCTCAGGAAAAGGCAGACCGTACTGCTGCAGACCAGGCAATGGATAATAAGAAAGTAGACAAGGTAGATGGCAAGGGTCTTTCGGCAAATGATTTTACCGACCTTCTGTATGCTAAACTTGATGGCATCGAAGAACATGCTAACTATATTACGAAGGTATCAGAATTACTCAACGATTCTGATTTCCAGAATGCCGAACAAGTAGAGGCGGCTATCCAAAAGATTATTGGTTCTGCACCTGAAGTACTTGATACTCTAGCAGAGATTGCTAAAGCATTAGGAGATGACCCCAACTTCGCTGCAACTATGACTGCTAAGCTTACCGAATTGGAGAATAAGCTTACTGCCGAAAAGAACTTGCGTGAACAGGGAGATGATAACCTGCAACAGTCTTTCACTAACCTGAGTACTACTCTTACCACAACGGTAAATGATTTGAGAACTTTCGTTAGTGAAACTCGTACAGAGTTGTTAACTTCTCTGAATGCTACCAATGCTCTGGTAAATCAGAATTCGGCAAATATCCAACGTAACTTGGAACTAATCCAGGGTATTCAAGATAACGTTAATGGTAATTACACTGCCATCAAGGATTTGTTGGAAAGTGAAATTGCTGCTCGTAAATCCGAAGATATCCGATTGGAGGCAAAAATCGACCAGAATACTTCTGACCTCAATACAGAAAGGGAAGAAAGAATTGCTGCTGATAAAGTTCTCCAGGATAATATCGATGCAGAGGAAGCTGCTCGTATTGCAGAAGATAAGAAAATCAATGCTCGTATCGATAAAGAAATTCAAGACAGAACCGATGCCGATACTGCATTGGATAATAAATTCACTGCAATTACCAATGACCATGAGGAAAGATTAGTAGCTGAGGAAGGTACTTCTGATGCTTTGCCTGGTACCATGGTTACAGATGTAAGTGCTGTAACTCGTAACGCTACTCAACTTACATTCAAGGTAAAAACTTCTACTAAAGACCAAGAGAATAATCAGTATGGTGATGAGGTAGAGGCAACTAAGAACCTTTTGCCAGTTACTCAAACTCTTGCCGGAGTTATGTCTGCTGCAGACAAGGTTAAACTTGATGGCTTAGACCCCAATGCTATTACCGAAATCTCAGCAGCTTCTGATGCTGATAAGGTTACAGTTACAGTAACTAAGGATAATGGCTTGAATGATGACACTACAGATACTTTCGATTTACCGGTAGTATCGGCAGATAAGGCTGGTACTATGACTGCGAAAGATAAAGTAGAATTGGACAGAATCAATACCGCTAACTTTGCTTTGGGTGCAGTTACTCCTAATGAAACTACTGTAGGAATTGCTGCTACTAAGACTAATGTTGAAGATGGTACTACAGTTCAGAACCCAATAACTTTGCCTTCATCCACTCACGAAAAGGCTGGTGTACAATCAGCTGCCGATAAGAAGTTGTTCGATTCTCTTCCTCCAAAGTTTGTAAGTTATCATCACAATTCAGTACCCTATGCGGAACATGTAGACCTTGTTTCTCAACCTTCAGTAAAGAATGAAGAGACGGGTATTTATGAAATGAAGGGGACAGATAATATTTCCATACCTAAGGCAACTAAGGAAAAGGCCGGTGTAATGACCGCTGCTGATAAGGTAAATCTTGATGAGACCTTACCAGATGCTATTGCTCAAGAGGTTCAAGACCGCAAGGATGCAATCGAGGCTTTAGGTAATGAATCTACAGCTGCCCTGAACAAAGAAATCCAAGACCGTAAAGATGCAGATACTGCTCTTGATACCAAGTTCACTAAAGCAGTAGCTGATGAAGCAAAAGCTCGTACAGATGCCGACACTGCATTGGGTGCAAGAATCGATAAAGAGATTTCTGATAGAACAGCAGCAGATACTGCACTTGATAATAAGTTGCAGGCAAACATTGATGCTCTAGAAGCTAAGCATGATGCCTTTGTTGCTACGAAAGGACAAGCTAATGGCTTTGCTTCTCTCGATGCAAACGGTACGGTACCTGCTAACCAATTGCCGTCATATGTAGATGACATCATTGATGTATATGCTACCTATGATAAATCGGCTACTGGAGAACTTACGAATATCAAATTGTATTCGGATGCTGCTCATCAGAATGCTATCACTGGAGAGGCAGGTAAGATTTATATCAATATTACCAATGGTGAACCTCCTTACCAATTCCGTTGGACAGGTACTATCTTTGCAAGGGCAGATGCCCAGGTACTTATTCTTGGGCAAATTACAGGTACTGCTTTCGATGGTGGTAGAGGTAAAGAATTGGAAGACCAGGTAGCTTCTCTGAAAGCTAATGGTGCATCTCATTTTGATAATAACACTTACCAAGCAAGTACAGTACGACTGAATTTCAAATGTTGGTTTGGTAATGGTAATGTTCAAGATCATTATTCTCAGATTACTGCTGCTACAGCTTCTCAGGCTGGTGTAATGACTGCAGCCGACAAGGTTAAACTTGACACTACCCTACCTAATCAGATAGCTACTGAAACTACCAATCGTACCAATGCCGATAATGCAATTACGGCTAAGATTAACAGTTTCCCTGACTGTATCCTTGGTAGAGATTTTGAGAACTCAGGTAATTTAATTAATCTGATTACTTCTGCTACTAAATTAACATTGGGTTACTGGTGGACAGGAAGGAAAGGGAATGGTAGTTTCCAGGTAAACAAAACTCAACATACCTTCGATATTCCTGCAGCAACTCAAACCCTTGCAGGTGTAATGACTGCTGCAGATAAGAAGAACCTGGATAATACCGTAACTGGGCTGGCAAATGAAATTACCAACAGAACCAATGCCATCAATTCTCTTAGAACAGAATTGAAGACTTATATCGATGAAGCAGTAGGTAATACTGATACCGATTTAACTGCATTGGAAACCAAGGTAAATCAACATATTGCCAATAAGAGTAATCCCCATGCAGTAACTAAGACTCAGGTAGGTTTGGGTAATGCCAATAATACTTCTGATGCTAACAAACCAGTATCTACTGCTCAGGCTTCTGCTATTGCCGATGCTAAGGCTGCCGGTACTGCTGCTCAGACATCTATCAATAACCATGCTGGTAGAAAGGATAATCCTCATTCAGTAACTAGAACCCAGTTGGGATTGGCAACTACCGACCAGGTAGTATTTGCTAAGACTACTGCTCCTTCTGGTTTCTGGAAAGAGTCTTCCGATGTTCGACTCAAATCTAACATTAAGGATTTGAATCATACTCTGGAACAGATTTGCCAGATACCAACTAAGTCATTCGAAATGCTTGGTAAAGAGGACGAGGGAACTATTGCTCAGAATCTTGAGGGATTGGGATTTGGTAAATATGTAGAGGAAGTTCCAGTAGAGAAATCTACAGTACCTAATCCAGAGGAATTCGAAACTTTGGAAATCAATGGGGAAGAATATGTACTCGTAAAACAAGTTAAATATCACAAGATGTCAACCTTGGCAATCGAAGGTGTTAAACTTCTCTACGATGAAATCAAGGCTTTGAAGGCAGAGATTCAGGAACTTAAAAACAAATAAATCTTATGGGAGAGATAGCAACCTGGAGTGCTGTCAAAAGTAAAGTAGGCCTTGGTAAGGATGGTAATGACTGTCCTACCAAGGCTGAATTGTTAGCACTCTCCCCTACAGGAACAGGGGAAAATTATGTGGGGTTGGAGTTATCCAATGCCAGTTCCTATGGAAACAACGAATGTGTCAAACTCGAAGATATTCATAAGGTAACTTATAAGTATACATTTACAGCTATAAATACTTCCTTTACTTTTCCTGCCATAGGTGGAGAATCAACCCCTGCTAGAATAGGTTTAACTTCAACTAAACAAAAGTATTGGGATGGGGTAGCTCAAGGCTCTTCGGTAACAGTGGGTCATACCGGAACAACTTTACCAGATTGGTTAAAGGGGTCTACTGATACTATGGGGTTTATTGCTACCGAAAATTTAGCTCTATCTTCAAGAGCTCATACTAGAACTTATACTCAAGATGAATCTGGTAAAACCGTTTCTGCTACCTTTACTCAAGCTGCTGCATCTCAATCTTGGAGTTATGGATTTAGTGTAAACCCCCCTTCTATGTCTTTTGGGGCAACTGGAGGTACTAAAACTTTCACGGTAACCTCATACAAGCAAGAATTAAGGAATGGTCATAACTATGGTAACCAAATTTCTTTAACTTATACTAGAGCTAATGGAGGAAGTATATCCGGTACTGGTACTTCAGTAACTATGGGTAATAATACTTCTACCAGTACTCGTAGTGGTACCGTAACTTTAACCCAAGCAGAAACCAATAAGAAAGTAACCATATCTTGTTCTCAATCTGCAGGTTATAAGACTTATAGTGAAATTACTGCAAGTGGTGGAGCTGTAACAGATATACCTGCAAGTGGAGGTACAAGAAGTTCATTTACTACTTTGCCAACTTATTCCCAGACCTGGGGATGGAATGGTTCTACAACGGGAGGAGGTACGATTACAAGTGGTGCTAGTATTAGTTATGGTACTGCAGTTAGGGCAAGTAATCTGGAAGATACCATAAAATCTAGAACCCAAGTAGGAATCATTACTGGTACCTTATCACTAAATGGTAAAACCAAATCTGTAAGTGTACCAGTATATCAAGAGGCAAATAAATGGTTGAGCTATTCTTATGGTTCATGGTCTGTAACTCTAACTGCTAGTTCATACACTATTTCTAATACTGGGGGGAGTGTAACTTTATACCCAAGTGCAAGTAGAGATCGATATTCAAATTATACTTCTGGTTATACAGTAAGGGATGGCTATGATACTGCTGACCCATCCTTAAGTACCAATGGTATTTCGGGTTTTACATTATCTGGGACTACCCTTACTGCTTCTTCAAACAGTAGTACCAGTTCTAGAACTGTTAGAGTCTTTGCTAACTATGATGGGGCTTCTGATTATGTAGATATCACTCAGGGTGGTGCTTCAGTATCTTATAAGTATTACTTGGCATTTACTTCCCCTACTGGTTCTAGAACTACTTCCAGAACCGGATTATCAGCTTTGGGAGGTAATAATTTTACAGTTGATGTAGCTTATTCTTTTAAGACTAAGGTAATAAACGGTTCTGAAATAAGTACAAGATACCCATTAGCTTTAACTGTAACCTCAAAACCAAGTTGGGTTACAAATGTAGCAATTACAACGTTATCAAGTGATAATGGAAACTATAGGTTAACCTTAACCTTAACAGAGAATACCGTAGAATCAACAAGGTCAGGTACCATTAAATTAAGGCAAGCAGAAAACGATGATGACGGTTGGGAGCTTACAGTCAACATAACTCAGAATGCTGCGACGATTACTTATGAATATGTATTCAAACTATCATAGGTTTAATTTACAACACCAGGATATTTTTATATGAGATAATTAACTTTATTATTAATTTCTAAATCCAAAACATTATGGGAGTAGAAGTAAAAGAAAAGGTGCTGGCGATGGCGTTGTAATCGCGGACAGAGGCTGCAATGATAATTGTTGCTGTGGTAATCGTAATTCTGGCTGGGGCTCCGGTTGGGGAGCCGTGGGTGGTGCATTGGTAGGTGGTGGTTTTGGTGCTGCTGCAGTTTCTGTATGGGACAAAATCAATGATACCAAAGCTGACATTCAGAAAGTAGAATCTACGGTTCAAGAAGCAAAGGCAGGTATCTACAAAGATATCTCTGATGCTGCCAGAGGAGTAACTCAAGAAATCAGTGGAGTTGCAAAAGATGTTGCTGATGTTGGTAGAGAAATTCTTAACAATCGTTTCACAACGGAAAGAGGACTTTGTGATTTGGGATACAAAACCAATTCCGATATCCGGGATTCTCGTGACCAAATGGGAGCAGGCTTCAATCGTGTTATGGACCGTCTTTGCCAGATGGAACATGAACAACAGAATTGCTGCTGCGAAACCAAAGGCTTGATTAAAGAAGTAAAATCTGACTTGGCTCTTCAGTTGGAACGTTGCTGCTGTGACCTCAAGAATGGCCAACAGGAAATCAAGTGTCTCATCGAGAATACTGCAAAAGACCAGGAGATTGCCCGCCTTAATCGAGTAGTAGATGCTCAGAGAGACCAGAACATTATCAATCAAGTTGTGGCTGCCTTAAAAGGTACAACTACACCGGCTCGGTAATTTTTAATTTGCCGGGATGACTAAAAAGGAGTGCATCTATTTTAGGTGTACTCTTTTTTTCGTTTTAACACATTAACTAAGGAATTATGGAACAACAAGAACAACTCACAGAATTTAAGATACAACTAGCATTACCTGCTCCAAATATAGAGGTTGCTCAAGAATTGGGATTAGATAAACCTAAACAATAATAAGAATTATGCCAAGTAAGTCGGTTAATATTACACTATCGACTCCAATTGGTCCTCTAGAAATATACGTAGATAAACGAGAACAAGCTCGTGCAGAAAGGTTGATTGCTAAAACTCCAAGTATCTTAACTAAGGGTTATGCGAAAGGTACAGAAAAGTTTGGTAATCAACTTCTTCATATAGTAAGACGAAGTTTGAATACTGGTGTACCTCCAAGAGGTTCCGGAGTATCTTGGCCACCACATGCTCCTGGTACCATAAAGAAGTATGGGGACCATACCATGCTAAATCTTACTGGACAATATGCCAGGTCAGTTACTTTAGTAAAGGGTAAGAAAAGAACTTTCGTTGGTTTACCAATTGGAATCAAGAAGATTACTTATACTGGTAAGACTTCAAGAAAAACTTTGAATCAGATAGCTATCATGTTAGAGTATGGTAGTAGAGATGGTAATTTACCACCTCGTCCTCTCTGGGCTCCTGCATTTAAGGCTGCTGGTGGAAAAGCTGCCTTACAAAAGGAAATACGTAATGAAGTTAGAAAAGAAATAAGGAGGATTATATAATGGCAGTAGATTTTGAAATATCTTCACTATCAGGAACTGGTACTGCAACTATTAGGGTAAAGCCTAAGGCAGTAAACGAAGACATGAATAATATAAAAGAGCAGGTTCTCAGGGTAGTAGTTCAGGGTGTAGAAAGGGAAGTAACTCTGATACAAAAGGCTGCTCCTAAAATAGTAGAGACCTGGGGAACTTATTTTAGTATCACTCCGGAAACTACTTCCCATACTTTCGATGGTACTAAAAGGGGTGAGACTCTAGAAATAGGGGTATATAGTTACCAACAGAAGTTTATAAATAATGAGCCTCAAGATGAATACCGTGCTGTAGATTGGAAATTAGAAAGCTCATCCGATTGGTTAGAGGTAACCCAAGAAATTGGGGAAGCTAATGCTGCAGGTAAGCTTATTATCAAAACTAAATCTACTAATCAAGATCACAACCCAAGTAACTATGACCCATTAGAAAGAACTACTACGGTTAAGATTATCTCACAGCAAGAACCTAACCCAGAGATAGTTTTAAATATAACTCAATCTCCAGGTACTAGAACTACTAAGTATGGCTTTGAACCAACCCCGAATATACCATTCCCAAATCTTGGTCAAAATACTAGTACTGCTCAGATTAGTAATGTAAAGGGTTATCAGTACTACCATATCAATGGTTATGAAGTGGCTAAGTTTATAAAACAATTTAAGATAACCGATATAAGTAAGACAATAGAGGGTCAATTCCCTGGAGGTATTGGTTCAGAACCAATACCCTTTAAAGTATGGCTTACCGATTATCCTTCAAATATTGCTACTCAATGGGTTAGTGAATTAAATTGTGTTGGTCATTTACAAACCATAATGAGTGGTTTTGGAGGTATTCAGGTAACTTATAATGGTTATATTAATGACAATGGCAATCAAAGTGTTCAGTTAAATATTAGATTAGGACTTTAATGGTAAACTCAGAAGAAATAGTAGAAAGAACTTTTTATATCTCTCTACTTAGTACAATGTTGGAAATGGGTCTTACCTTAAACCCAGAAGACTTCTTACCTTTGTCTCAAGAAAACGAAAAAAGATTTCAAGAGGCAATCAAAGGTATGAAGAAGTTTATACTACTTTTTGGTATAGGGAATAATCAAGTAAAAGGCCCAAAGACTCTCCCAAGAATAACCATAGAACTACAGGGTTATTATGCTGGAGATATTGGTGTGAATAAATACATCATTGGTGATAAACTTGAGGATGGTAATTACCAAGCTTCAGAGTTTCCTTATGAAACTAAGGATATTACCATAGATGTACATCTGGTTTCTCAAACACAAGCCGATATGAGATTATTGCATACAATCTTATATACTGGCTTACCTGCTAGAGGATATGTAAGACCATACTTTAATGACTTAGAGGAATGGAGCAAGGGCAGGCTTGACCCAACCGGAAACCTATTCATTGAAATTGGTAATTATTATGACCATCCAGATGTAGAACATGGTATACTTGAGAAGGTATATACTTACGTATGTAAAGATGGTATTCTCCCAGAAAAGCTTTTGGAAGAAGGTACACTTACACCTATCAAAGATATTACTGCTCTCATTGGATTGTTCGAACAAAACGAAAATGAAATGCTAGAGTTGAAGATACCTAAGGAATAGGTACAATACTCTAGGGTATAAATTAAACGAGTAATTAACTTTAATCACAATAGAATTATGCCAACTTCACCTCATGTTGATTTTAAGTTTAAGAATAACAATGTTCTTCAAACTACTCCTATGTTAGGAGTTTCTTGTGTATTGGCTAGAACTACTAAGGGCCCTTATGATGACCCCTCAGAAATCATCTCTACATTCTCTCAGTTCCAAAGAATCTATGGTTCTGAAATTGTACCCGATGGTTCTGTATCAAATATCGAAAAGGCTTTGCAAGGTGGTTCTAAGCTTCGTGTTATTCGAGTGCTTGGTAAGGGAGCTACTCAAGGTACAGTAACTGCAACTGCAGGTAAAGCTAAAACAGTTGCTAAATCCGAAGAGGAAGGTATAGCACCTGCTTCTGCAGTTCCAGAACCTGCTACACCGGCTGCAATTATTACTATTGCTTCTGGTGGAACTACCTATAGTTTGGGATTGGTAACCAAAGGTTATGGAGACCCCATCGGTAGTACTGATACCTTCCAGGTAGGTTTCTATAAACAATCTAATACTTTGTATTATAGAATCTATTCGGGCAATGGCCAGGTACTTGAACAAGGTCCGGTAGTAACTTATAAAACTGCCGATGATAACAATAATACTTCGGTAGATTACCTTGCTCTTAGTGCTTTTGCTAAGAACTCAGAGTATATCAAACCGGTAGTTGTAGCAGGTTCATCTTTCGAGAACCTAATCAAATGGTTAACCGAGAGTGTAGATGGTACCAAAAATGCGGTTACGGTTACCGTAGGTGGGGCTGCTCCTACTGATACAGAGAAGATGTTTACCGGTACTGTAGGTAGTGCTGGAACTACACCCACTGCTGATGAGTGGATTGCTTCTCTGGACTTGGTAAGGGATTATACGGATTTCTATCAGTTACTCATTTCTCATATTTCTCAACACCTTACTGCTGATGCTGATGTACTCAAGGTATATAAGGCTGCTGCAGATATGGCAAAAGAGTTGATGGAATGGGTACTGTATATCGAAGTTCCGAAACACCTTACTCATTATACTCAGGGTACTCAGGCCAGAGATTACAAAGCTCAGGTAACTTGGGTACAGACTTGCTTGGGTACTGTGGGTAACTCTAAGTATATTGCCTATTTCGGTGGTGGACTTAAGTACTACAATGAAAACGGTAATCTTCAAGATTCCGATGTAGTGGGTACCATTGCAGGTTTGGGTGATGCTTCTGCTACTCAATATGGACCTTGGAAATCCTTTGCAGGTATGAACCGAGGGGTTATTGGGGATGCCGTTGGACCAGTATGCCCGAACTATGGTTCTCCTTCTCGGTACTCAGAATTGAATACTCTGGCCCAAAATTACATCAATGAGATGGTAATCAAAGATACTCCAGATGCAGGTAAGCAAACCATGCTATGGCATTGCTTCTCTTCTCAAGTGAAACAAGATTCTGAAAGATTCCTTTCAATTGTAAGATTGAATCTCTATCTGAAGAAGTTCCTTCGTCCTGTACTTAACAAGTACATCGAAGAGCCTAACGTTTGGAGTACTTGGAAGAGAATTTGGTTGGAGGTTAAACCTACCTTGGATTCTTTGGTAGACGAAGATGCTATGACCGAGTATACCTGGATGGGTGACCAAGATGCAACTTCTTGGGATGACCTTTCGGTTAATAACGAAGCAGATGCTCGTCAGGGTAAGTACCGTGCTATCCTTAAGTATAAGGATGTAGTTCCTATGCAAGAGGTAACTATGGAGATTGTAATCGATGCAGCTTCTAAGGCAGTATCAATCGTAGAAACAAGTAATAACTTATAAACTCATAACACAATGGGAGCAAAAGTAAAAAACCCACGGAAGAAATTCTTGTGGAGCATCATGTTCCCCAAACACCCTATCAATACTTATCTATTCCAAAGTTGTACTTTGCCGGATATTGAGATTGACCAGGTTGCTCATGGGGACGTCAATAGAGATGTTAAAACTGCTGGTAGGGTTACTATAGGTAATCTTATCGTAGAGAAACTTATGACTACTGCAGGTTCAGATACCTGGCTTCATGACTGGCTCTATTCTTGCCAAGACCATATAGTTGGTGGTGGCTTAGTACCAAGCCAATATTGGGAAACGGCTATTGTAAACGAACTTGCCGAAGATGGAGTTTCGGTTCTTAATACCCACGTCTTCGAAGAGGTATGGCCATGTAAGATTACCGGCTTAGACTTGGACAGAATGGCTTCAGAGAATACCATAGAGTCCATAGAGTTCTCGGTGGGTACTGCAGACAAATACTAATTCCTTAGTCTATTTTCACTAAGATTCGGTGGAGGGGTGGGATTCCTGTGATAGGAGCTCACCCCTTTCTTGTTGTTATACGGAGTACTATGAACATTTGTAAACATTAAATATATCAAAGTTATGGAATTTAGAACATTTAGATTTACCGGACCCTCTGGTTTCGAATATGAAATTAGAGAACAGAATGGAGCTGATGAAGACATTCTCAGTAACCTTTCAGACATGAAAACTTTAATGAACCTTACCAAGTTCATTGCAGCAATCGTAATTAGAACTAATGCCACTCCTAACGGTAAGCTAACCGTTGATGATGCTCTCAATCTACCAGTCAATGACCGCTATGCAATTATTTTCAATTCTCGTATATTCTCATTGGGAGAGGAAGTAGAATTTGAATATGACTGGGGTAAAGAGAACGGTGGTAAAGTTACTTATGGCCAAGACCTTCATGAGTTCCTTTTCGATTATTCAGAAGTACCCACTGATAATAGGGTATTTGATGAAAAACCAGATGCCATCCCTTATTATCCAAAGGGTATTCAATTAACCGGTCATGAATATCTTCTTTCATCGGGCAAGAAAATCAAACTTGATTGTATGACTGGTAAGGGAGAACAGGAGTTCATGAAGTTACCCTTGGATAAACAAACTAAGAATGCCCCCTTACTTTGTCGGAATCTTTACTTAGAAGTAGACGGTAATTGGGAGAAGGTAGAAAACTTTACTCCATTTACAGCAAAAGATATGGCTGAGATGAGAAAGTATATAATCTCTATTGACCCTATCTTTAAGGGAGAGTCCCATATTACTAATCCCTTAACTGGAGAAGAAAGAACTTATCCTATAGTTTGGGCACCCAATTTTTTCTACCTGACGGAAGAGTAATGTTAGAGAGTGATTTTGTTTATATCACCAGAGCCGAGATAGCCTTAGACTATTTCGGCTTTTTACGTCTTCCGTATAGAATCAGGAAAATATTTAAGGAAATGGCCGAACAATATTATAAACAACTAAAGAAAAGAAAATAAATTATGAATACCAGTAGGAGTATAGTAGAGGTCGGTGTTGCCATGGTTTTAAAAGACCGATTCTCTCAAGAGGCTGGCAAGATATCTGGGTCATTCAGAACAATGATGAATGATATGAATACCTGGAATAGAGGTATACAGATGTCAGCTTCCAATACAATGGACTTCGGAATGCAGCTCGTAGGGGGAATGGCAAGGGCCTATAAATACTCTGCGGGTGTTCAGAATGAAGTTTGGACTGCTTCGAAAATTGCTGGTGCTACCACTGCAGAACAAAAAGAAATGTTACAATTGGCAAAAGATGTCAATGAGATAACTCCTCTTACTGCTTCGGATGTTGCATCAGGACAAAGATACCTGGCTATGGCAGGTAATAAATTCGATGCTATTAAAGAAATGATTGGGCCAGCATCTAAGCTGGCTTCAATCTTTACAATGCCAGTGGGACAGAAAGGTGGTGTAGCTGACTTGATTACTAATATCATGTCAATGTACCAAATCCCAACGGGAGAAGCCGCTAGAGTAACCGATGACTTATATACTGCAGTTACTAATGCAAATATATCTTTGACAGACTTAGCCCAGTCCATATCTTATGCAGGAGCAGATATGGCAACTGCTGGAGTAGACCTTCGGCAAACGGCTGCTGCTATTGGTGTATTGGGAGATATGGGTATACAGGGTTCTATGGCAGGTACCTCTCTGGCTAATATGATTCGTTACTTACAACTCTCTCTTGTTAATCAAAAAAAGAAAGGCTATAACGCTTTAGCAGACCTGGGCTTAAGTCCAGATGAATTCTTCGATGCTCAAGGTAACCTTATAGACCTTTACACTATCTATCAGAAGTTTGCTAAGGCCGCAGTAGATTTACCTTCACGGATAGAAACACCAACCTTCTTCAATATCTTTGGTGTTCGTGGTAATCGTGGTATGCTTCCAGTACTTCGAGATATTGCTTCTGGTAGAGATAAGATGGGTAAGATACTTGCAACCTATGATCAAAACATGGGGGCAGTAAATAGAATTAATGAAGAACGTCTTAAAACCGATGCAGGTGTTATCGACCAATTCGAATCAAGTATAGAGAACTTAACCGTTACGGCAGGTGCGGCTTTGGGTAGAATCTTTACCCCAGTACTAAATGTGGGTAAATCTATAATCAATGTAATTAATTCTATCTCAGAAACTTGGGTTGGAGGTTTTGGTCTTAGAGTAGGAGCTACTGCAGTAGTAGTGGGTACTATAGTTGCAGGGTTTAATACTGTAAGAGGTATTATTAGGTCTGTTGGGTATTTACAAACTATTGCTACTGCTTCTACTAAAGGTATGTCTGATGCAGCAATAAAAACTAATACTCAGTTTGCCATTATGGAAGCACACATGGAAAGGATGGTTAACCTTATGATGTCAAGCGGTATCGGTATGAATTCTGCTGGTAGATTTTATAACACTAAAACCGGAAGATATGTTAAGACACCAAATCCTGAAGTACCATTAGCAACTTCCATGGCCGGTAATTTAGCTGGAGGGGCTTTAGCTGGAGCAGATGCCCAAGTTGGTAGTCAAGTGGCTAGGCAAGGTGCTATAAAAGGTTTAACATCTATAGGTGGTAGACTTATGGGATTACTCGGTGGACCCTGGGGATTAGCAATTACTGTAGGTCTTCCTTTATTAATTGAGTGTATTAGTTACCTTAGTAATTCAGTAGATAGGAATACTGAAGCTCAGAATAAAGAGAAAGAAGACCCAACTACCATTAGAGCTCAGAATGAAGAGAGATTTATTAATGCTGTTAGGTTAGCTATTAAAGAAGGTATGAGAGATTCTCGTATCAATATCTCAGTAGATGGTCAAGCAGTTGGAGATTATGCTCCAGGTTCTCAACAAGATTTTACTGGAGCTGCATTTGTAATGGGAATATAAAACTAAAACACTATGGCTAGAGTATTAAATAAAGCAGCAGGTAAGGTTGTTGAAAAGTACAATGACCTTACAAGAGATACAGCAGGTGTTCTTACGGGTCCATTAAATAAACTATGGAGAGCTCGGATATTACTCAATCGAACTCTTTCTACTCTTCCCAAAGATGATGCTCAAAAGGGTAAACTCTATACTCCCAATGGAGTAATCGGAGAAGCTCAAATATCGTCTAAGAACCCTATTCTAAATAAACAACTCCAGGCTAAATGGAGAATGGAATTACAATTCCCAAGGTTAGAAGAAGGTGAAGGAGTAGACCCAGCAAAGGGGAATAAGAATACTACTAATTACAGAAACTTCGAGGCTAAAGCAGATGTTATATATCAGAATGAAGTAAGGATATATAACATGACTGTTAACCCCACTCAATACATTACCTTACAGAATAGACCTCCAGAAATAGACTTTAGAGGAGAAACCACATGGGCCACCATTAAATCAATGGGTCGCAATGTACCCATGTATCACTTTACTGGAGCTGAAGACATTATTCAATTCAATGTGTCTTGGTACTGTAATGACCCAGAAAATCCAGAAGAGGTAATCAATAAATGTAGGTTATTAGAGGCATGGTCTAAATCTAATGGCTACCAGGCTGCTCCCCCGATTGTTAAGATTGAGTGGGGGGATTCTGGTATATTCGATAACCACAATTATATCCTTACCTCAGCAACTTATACTCTGAAGAACTTTCAGAACGGTTATCGAATAAGGATACCCGGAAAGCCAGCTACTTTTGGTAATGGTAGGTTATTGCCTGCAGCAGCAACTCAAGAATTGATTTTCAAGAGAGTAAGTGCATATAACTTATCCTATGGAGATTTTATAAATTCCGATTCACTTAAAAAGACAGGAGGTATTAAATATGATTGATGTTAACCAATATATAAAGGGAGCTAGCCCATATAATAATGCCTATGCTCTGAAATACAACGATGGGGATTATTCCTTAGAAGCTAAACCTCCAGTAGTACCGGAATCCTCTAACGATATTCAACATACCGTTAAAGATGGGGAAACTCTGCAAAACATTGCTTTCAGGTATTATGGTGATTCTGGTAAGTGGTACATTATAGCTGAAGCTAATAAGATACTGAATCCTTTTAAGGAATTAGAAATGGGAACCCTAATAAGAATACCGACTTATGGCAGCTAAACAGAAACCTATATTGTATAAGGGAATGGGCCAACCATATTTGGCCCTTTTCAATTTTGGAGGTATGCCTATAATGAATCCTATTACAGGTATACCCCTTGGAGCGTATATAAGTACCTGGAGTTATAGATACGATGAAGAGAAAGAAAACTTGGCTACTATTACTTTCGATACGGGTAATCCCGATACTGTAGACATTGCCGAGATTCAAGAGAACCAAAACATTTGTCTTCAGTGGGGATATATATACCCAGATGGTCAATTTATATCTGGGCCCATAAAAATAATTAAGGTAAGGGAATTCGAAGCCGTATTTGATTCTACAGGTACTCATGTAACTATTAAGTGCATTGATTCTTCGGGAGATTTAAGATATCAACCTGCTTATGTCCATTCGGATATGGAAGGCTATAAATTATCTACCTATTTAGACAATGGCTGTGGGAATGCTACTGGTGTAATCATAGAAATATTTCAGTAATGGAACAACAGATAATAAGTAATAAAGTATACGAGTCACTACAGGTACCCACAGAGAATACCCGTACTACTACTGGTAAAGTACTCTATGCTAACAAATACAGTGGAGTAGCTGAAGTAGCTATGCCAGAAGACTTGAAAGCTTTAATTGATAGTGACTTTGGATTAGTGGGCAAGAACGTCTTAGTTCAATTAGAACAGAAGATGAAAGGGTACACTAATGGGCCTTGGTATGTAGATTCAAGGGATGGTGTTATCTATATACATAATCGGAAATTCCATGAAGAACCGGTATGTACTTATACATATCAAGGAGAGAATGGGGAAGTACTTAGAGTATCTTTTGCTACTCAGGAAATAACTAAAAGAGTTAAAGCAGTATTAGCTCCATCTCTAGACCCAGATAGTAAAGATTTATCGGTATTATCAACTAATATAAATGAGCCAGAGGATAAACCTCCATTAGCTTTAAGACCTCCTGAGGCTCAGGTAGATAACCTTATGGTGTCTAATATTACTGGCAATGGGTTTGAAGATTATAGAAGTCATCCTACTACTCCTACAGAGGCAATGGATGCTTGGGACACTCAGCTTCAGTATAACATGGAAAAAACTGCAGAATATAAAAAGAGAGTAGAAGAATATGAAGCAGTGGGTCCAGTAGGTGCTTATGAAGCAGGTAAGCAAAGGAGACTTGATGAAATGTCTACCGAAGAAGTACGAGCTACCATTAATCAAGTAGCCAACGCGTTACCTGAGGATAAGAAGAATGCCCTTAAGCAAGTGCTAAGAAACTCTAAGAATGGTAAAGAGTTAGAAGCTAATCTTAAGAAGCTATTAGAATGCGAAATGTATCTTTTCGAAGATGAAGATGGTATGGAATTTATGGTAGTAGAGTATGTAGACCCCTTAGATTATGACCCAGAGGGTTATACCTCTAAACAAGCAGGAGCGGGTATAGCTTCTGGTATCAATTTTCAAACTGGAGTATTACCTGCTTCAGAGAGAGGTTTCGAAGCTTTAAAGAAAGACCCCTATACTGAAGTATTATCCGATATGGAAGTTGATACTACTAAGGGTTATGGTCAGAATCAATATGGTAAGAGGGTTAAGGTAAGACATATGAAAAGGGTAAATCTCAAGGTACCTCTTTATAAACTCTACCATAACCTATTCAGTAGATATGGTGGAGCTGATAAGTATGCTTGGGCAGCTAATGCCAATGCTAATGGAGGCTTAAAGCAAACTGAGAAAAGATTAGTAGGTCAACTTCAGGTAGTGGGTAGACCTATGCTAGCAACTTCCCAAATAATCCGAATAGATAATGTAGGGAAACGTTGGTCAGGGCTTTGGTATATAAAACAGTGTACTCATTCTATGGATGCCGGTCAAGGGTATATAACTAATATGGAATTAGTAAAGAACAATTCCAAGTCTGGCTCTGTAACTTCTAAAACTGATTTATCTACTCAAAACATCGTAGCTAATGATGCTAAAGCTAATGCTAAAACTAAAAAGGGGCAAGATAAAAAAGCCCTAAGTACTTCTCAGAAGCTTAATCTTAACTTTACTTATAATGAGAAGGTATATTACAATGAGCATTTCTTGAATGATAAGGGGGACATAATTGATATCAGGGGTCAAGCTGAGTTTATTCGAAAGAAGGCTTATTATACTGAAGTAAATGCCGATAATCCTCAAGCCTTGGCAGAGGGTATAGTATTATCTACAGGTAATACAGTTACCTCTAAGGGTAAGTTAATTCCTGGTGAGATATCAGTTAAACAAATCCAAGTGCCTGAAGATTATAGGGTTAAGTTTAATTATATGGCCATAGCTAATCGAGTATACCGAGACATAGCTAAAAGGCATAAGCGAATAGCAAGTCAAATCTATGTAGAAAAAGTATGAGTTACGAAACAGCAAAGATAATAACCGACGAAGGCTTAGAGGGTCTTGGTCGGTATTACTCTGTTTATCGTGGCATTGTTATTGATAATAACGATGTAGAGAAACATATGAACAGGGTAAAGGTATGTGTTCCAGAGGTAATGGGTGGAGTATTTGCTTGGGCATATCCTAAAGGACAACATGGTTCAATTAGTTCTGGTTTCAAATTCCTAGCCCCTAAAGTGGGAGATACGGTATTTGTTACTTTTGAATTTGGGGACCCAACTAAACCTCTCTGGGAATACCATGGTTGGGGAATGAGTCAAATACCACAACCTCTGGATGGTCCCAATAAAATGGGGATAGTTACTCCCGAAGGAAACTTAATAGTCATAGATGATGATAACGGAGAACTTAATTTACATTTCAATGGATCTGTAAATGTTCGTTCGGAGAAAGAGATAGTAATAAATGCTGATGGGGATATAAACATATCTTCTGGTGATTCCGTGATACTTAATACTGGAGAAAATGGTGGAGTAATCAATATTTTTCAATTAACCGAAAAATTAAACCAAACCATTAAAGAACTAGAACAACTTCGTAGTATGTTCAATTCTCATGTACACTCAGGTGTAACTACTGGACCAGGTTCTTCGGGTCCTACAGTAACTCAAGTAATTAAACCTTTCTCACAATTCGTTGTAGACGATTATGAGGATAAAACCTGCATACACTAATGGAAAAGAATTACTTTACAGACTTAGTTGGTATAGGTGTAACTTACCCTATCCAACTTACAACTAATGAAAAGGGTGAAAGAGGTTGGTACCCAGTAAATGGGGATTTTAAACTTATCAGAGATAATATAAGTTCGATATTATATTACATGATAGGCCAGAGATTTCGACAGGAAAACTTTGGTAGTAAACTATGGCAATGTATTGAGGAACCAAACTCACAAGCCCTAAGTTTTATAATTAAAGAGTTTTTAAAACAAGCCATAGGTGCTTGGGAACAAAGGATAACCTTCCAAAATATCACAGTTACTAGAGTTGATGCAAAAATACACATAGAAGTAACCTATGTAGTAAATGGAACAAATTCTAGTCAGTACCTCGATATCACCTATGACCGGTCGGATAATTCATTAAATACACAATAATATGGGAATCACAAATAAATGGCTTAACCCATACCAGAGGTCTTATCAACAGATTAAGGCCAAGCTGGTTGAATCCCTTATGGGACTCAAAGACCCTCAAGGTCAGAAACTCATAACGGATTATTCGGAGGGGAATATCTTAATTATCATCCTCTCATTGTTTGCGGCAATTGCCGAAGTACTTCACTACTATGTAGATAACATGGCAAGGGAAACTTTCCTATCTACGGCAAGAAGGTATGATTCGGTAGTTAAACATGGGGCTTTGGTAGATTACCATGCTCGAGCAGCAATTGCTGCTACAGTAGATGTAATCTTATCCAGAAGTATTACTGGTAATTCTATCGGAGCTAAATTAACTATACCTCAAGGAACTTTATTTACAGATTCTAGTGGTAATTCTTGGTTATCTGCCAGAGACGTAACTTGGTATTCAAATGTAACCACTTGTAAAGTACCAATTATACAACATGAGAAGTATACTGCAAGCGCTCTCAATAATATGGTAATACCCACTGGAGATAGAGTTATAATTCATCTTGGTACTCTACCCAATGGTAAGTATTATGAACAAGGCTCTATGTCATTACAGATAGGTGGGGAAACTTGGGTATTAGTAGATACATTTGCAAAATCCAAACCCACAGATAAGCATTTCATGGTTTCAGTAGATGAGGCACTCAATCCTTATATAATGTTTGGAGATGGTACCTTTGGTAAGAAGCCTGCAGCAGGAGCAAAAATAACCAATGTGGTATTCTACTTAACCAATGGTACTCAGGGTAATGTAAAGAGTAATACTATTACTTCTGTACCTTCAGTAATATCTTCCTCAATTACGGATGCTACTGTAAGTAATGCTTATGATGCTGGAGGTGGTTCAAACTATGAAAACTTTACAATGCTCAAAGAACATATACCTTTGAGTGTAAAGACTTTGGGAGTAGCAATTACCAAAGAGGATTTCGAAAGTTTGGCCATGTTGGTTGATGGGGTAAACAAAGCTAAAGCCGATTATGAATGCGGTAGAAAGCTTACAGTATACATTAGCCCCGATGGTGGAGCTGTTGCTTCTTCCGAATTAATAAATAGGGTATACAACCTATTATCTCAAAGGGCACCTATGACTACTTGGTTAAAGGTTAAGTCTGCAGGTAAGGTTCAGATTATTCTGGAGATGGATGTTACTGGTAAGAAGTCTTATAAGACTGCCGAGATACAAACTCAAATTCTTACAGCTTTATACAATGCCTATTCTCCAGAGCAAGCTCAGATAGGTGGAAGCGTAAGGGTATCAGACATCTATGCCCTAATAGATAACCTATCAACTGTAGATTACCTTCACCTTACTAAGTTCTATATTAAACCCTGGCCTACTACCATTTATGGTAATAAGGAATTAAACCTTGGCCAATTTAAATTGAACAAGGCAAAGGGTTCTATGACTTACTACATAACCTTCAATTCCTCAACTACTTTTACAGTACGTTCGGTATCAAATGGTTATGTAACTACTGGCTCAGTTGGTAGCTCTATCCAGATTATCGATAAAGCTAATGGTTTTGATTTCTCTTTGGACATTCAGAACAACAGCTATCAATCGGGCTATCGGTATTCTATTACGGTATCAGAACCTAACCATGATTATGAAGACCCCGGTTTTAACTTACCAGTATTTGAAAATGCTTCACAATTGACTTTAACCGTAAAAGAAATTGTATAATGATAAACCTCAAAAATCTAATCGACTTTTTGCCATTCGAGTATAAAGCTCAAGATACCTATAAGGTAAATGGCAAAGGCATCTTAGAGAGGTTTCTAGAAATTTGTGGAGAGCATTTTGAAGATTACATTACAAAGGATATTGAGAATATCTTGGACATTATCGATATAGATAAGGCTCCGGATATGTATCTCAATTTCCTTTGGCAATTCCTCGGAGAAATGCCCTTTGCTTATGGGAACACTATAGATGCACAGAAATGGGCAGAGTACTTTAATGGGTTCTACTCTGATAGTAAACTCCAAGAACTATCAAAGCTTTGGATAATCCCAAAGGAAGGACCCCTTACATTAACCAGTACTCAAGTAAGAAACATATTGAAGTACTCAATATCTCTTTTTAAAATAAGAGGCACCTCTGAGTTCTTCGAGATAATGATGAGGTTGTATGGATTAACCTGCGTAGTAACTGACCCTGCAAAGGCTGATAGTTATGATGGTTGGGTAAAAGGTAATCCGCACTTTGACCAGTATTACCATTATGACGATAAGTATACCTATGATAATACTTTCGATTGTTCTCAATGTATACCGGTAACCTTTAGACTTACCGGTCATGGATATACTTCGAACTCGGCAGCTTTCAGAAAATTTAGAGAAGCCGTAGAGGCTTTCTTTAAAAGATTCATACCCTATCATGTATCTTTCGATATTCAATATGGGTTTACCGTAAATGATGGGTATACAATTAAAGCTGAGTTAGTAAATCCGGACCAACCCAATCTTATTACTTCAGAGGTATATGAAGTACCGGTAAAGGTAACTGTAACTTCAGATTGGATAAATGCCGACCTAAGATATCAGATATCCAGTGATAATATAAATTGGGGTTACACTAAACACGAAAGTGGTTCCATTTTTAATATACCCAGAGCAGGTACTTATTATTTTAGAAGTGTGGGAGACCCTACTAAGGTAACCCAAATCACCGTTAATCAAGAATCCTATAATCGAGTATATTCTATTACTTGCGACCCAATTACTGGAAAGATAACTCCTACTAACCTAAAAGTAAGTACAGTAGTAAGGGCAAATGTATCTTATAAGGGTACAGTGAAAACTTGTAATGTACGATTATCTGGTACGGATATAGTGAAAGTCTCTGGTTCAACTTGGGAGTTTTCCGAACCAGGTACCTATATATTCGAGGTAGTAGAGTTCCCAGTGAAGCAAACTTCTTTTGTCGTAACTCGAGAAGAGGTTACATATAAGGTAAGATGTACACCTTCTGAATTTAGAGTTGGGGATAAGCAAAGTATCAAGGATGCTACTACCACTCTTACCATCGAATCGAATTACCCAGAATCATTTACTGGTGAACTATATTGTAGGCTAATTGGTGATACTAAGTTGTTTAAGAACGGTGATAAGTTTACTGCTAATAGTTATGGTACTTATAAGTTTAAATGTACACTGGATAAAAGGGAAACCGATGAAGGTGTAGGTATATTCAAAGTAGTATCTGGTAAGACTGCAGTATATAGAATTACTGTTAGCCCACCAACAGTCACATTATTCAATGGCTCTGCAAAAGCTACAGTAAAGATACAACGTATTTCTGGTAATGGGGATGATTACAGAGTAAGGGTAATTGAAACTGGGGAAACCTTTAATGCTCAGAATGGTTATGTATATACTGCAAATAGGGCAGGGACTTATACCTTCCAGTCTGTAGCTTACCCTACTGCTAAGACTACTTTGGTAGTTAATAATTCTCCAGTAGTATATCAGAATAAATTAAAGATAGTACCTTCGGATGCTACAGACAGTCATTGGAAAGAACCCAACTGGGCATTACCAGAAGACCAGATAGATGATACTTATGCAGTATACCAATTACTGGATGAGAAGTCTGCTTGTAAGTTCCATCTTGAGGAAATGAAAAATGGGGTCAATGTAAGTGGTACTGCTACCTGTGATGAGAACGGAGAAACCTATAACCTTGATGAGGAAATTGTTCTTACCAAGGCTGGGACTTATACCTTTGTGGCAGATGATGGTTCTTCATTAAGATGTCAAGTAATACTGGAAGATTATCCTACAATCATCGAGATTTCTTGTACTCCCACTTATGCAGAATTAAAGGGGAATGTTAAACAAGTATCTACTTTAATCAAGTGTACTTCTAATAAACCAGACTTCGATAGTCGAATAAGGGAAGTTGGTAAAGTAACTACTTATGATGCAGGTGGTGCTGGGTATGAATTCGTTACTGCCCAAGCTGGTGAATATATCTTTGAATCTGTCGTAGATACTTCAAAGAGAACTAAGTTCACTGTAGTAGATGCAGACCTCTTAAGCGTTAGTCCTCAAAAGTTAGAATGGGAACATGATGACCTCTCAGAGAAAACATTTACCATTACAACTTACAGTAATCAATCTTGGCAAATAGTAGAACAATGATAAATTCAACAATCGATAGAATAACAGAAACCACAACTCAGTCTTTATTCAAGACATTCACTGTGGGTATATTGGGAGAGTGTACACAAATATTGTATAATTTGAGATGGATGATAATCCTTGCAATAATTCTAATCCTATCAGACTTATGGTTTGGGTTATCTGCAAGTAGGTTACAGAAAATCGAAATTCGAAAATCTAGAGCTGGAAGAAGAACTCTAAACAAGATAGTAGATTATATCTGCTATGTTCTACTTGGTGCTGTACTTGGTAAAGCTATTGGGGAACCCTATGGGATGAACCCAATAGTGGTATCAATAACGGTTATGGTAATATGCTACTGTTTCGAAGTAGATAGTATATATGGACACATCTGTGAAATACATGGTATTAAGAAACGGCATAGTATATGGAGAATACTCTTTAAATTGTTAACCTTAAAGTTCAAGGATGTAGGTGAAGCATTTAAAGATATGTCAGAACAAAGGAATCAATTTAAAAATACTAAGGACAATGAAGACGTACTTTAAGTATGAAGGTATTATTAAATCAAAGGAAGCAGCAGAGGCAATTGCTGCTCCTTCTGGTTTAGGACCATTCTGTGGATTTGGCTCAGCTACCATAAATGGTAACAAGTTAGTGGTATCTCCTCAGGGAGTTGCTGGAAGTAAGTATGCCAATGTAATCAAGGATAGGATTATGGCAAGGTATATGGCAAAGGCTTCAGAAGATGGAGAATTGCCAGATGTAAACTTTGGGTGTATTTCAAGGGATGGGTATGTATTTATATCTGATGAACAAACTATTACCATTGAGAACATCCAAGGTACCCAAGGTTCAACGGAAGAGGTATTACTCTTTGCAGTACACACTACTATCTCCGAACCTGTAGATAACCCAGTAGACTTCGTAGCTTATTGGAATGAATCCTCCGAAAGCTTCTACACCTTGTTTAAAAAGTCTCTGGATATTTATTATCCGATTGCCGAAGAGAATCGTACACCGGATATCATTAATAATGATGTATATTCTAATTACGATATGACCTATAGCAATCTCCTAGAGATGGTAGAGAGTGCTTGCCCTTATTACTCTAATAATAAAACTTCCGTTGTTCTTATCGGAGTATATGGTAAGGGTACTGATGCAATGACTAAACGAAATGAGAACTTTGCTATAGTACCCTATCAGGGTAAGTTCCAAGAAATCCCTTATACTACTGCTGCCCAGAGTATGATGAAAGAATCAGTGAAAAGAGTAGAACAGATAAATTCAGGCTTTCCAGTAGTAGATGAATCGGGTACTAAGTTAAATATCAAGCAATACATTGATAGTCAAATTGAGGCTATCAGAAAAGAATTCTCTGAATCTCTGAGTACTGCTAACTTACCAATAGGTTCTATTATTCTTTGGGAAACCGATGTAATACCAGATGGTTGGGCAGAATATACTAAGGCAGCTGGTAGAATAGTTATTGGTTACCAAGCTGGAGGTGTTCAAATTGGGGATGAAGTAATGTTACAGAATGTTGGAGATTACTATACACCAACTAAGGGTAATTTCTTAATCTCTATTAAAGGTGATGACCTTCCTAAGCATAGGCATGCTCTTGGTGTATCTAAAGGTAAACAAGATGATGCCAATAACTGGGAGAATGTTCGTCCTCAATCTTTCTTTAATAGGGAGACGGGATTGAATGGAGATTTCGGTAGAGGAACTCCTACCAAGGGTATTCAAGATGGTGCTATCGTAGTAAGCTGGAACCTATTAGGGGAATCTTTCTTACAAGAAACTTCGGTAGAAACTTTAGATATTGAAAAATTGCCACCGACTATTACATTACGATATATCCAAAAGATATCATCATAAAGTTGTTATTAGTTATTTAGTAGTATTAAAACTCATGTGTATTATTTGTATTGTTTAAGAGTAAACATTTGTTTACAATCTGTGTTTTGCGTAGTAAAAATTAATTGGGAGAGGGACGTTGGGAAACGCCCCTTTTCTTTTGTGTTAATACTTAAGTTCTTCTTTAGCTCGGTCTTCCCAATATTGTATATCTTGTCTAAGTTCTGATATATATCTCATAGATTCATTAGTCTTAGGCATTTCGAAAAACTCTATAAGCATTATGTTGGTAATTCGAGTACTATCTCCAAGTCTCTCTTTAATAAAAGGAGGTGGAGTTAATAATACCTCGAATAAGAGATAGGCATCGGGAGAAAGTTTATCCTTCATATACTTATACATCATATCAAGCATTTCGGATTTAGCTTTCTCTTCTTCGGTATCATCCTCTAATTCTTTATCATTATCGAATAAGTCATCAAGCTTAAAGAGACTTTGATTATATTCTGCTTGTTCTCCGTATGCCGAACGAAGTAGCTTATTCTTGAATGTACTAAGTGATGCAAGGATTCTTGCTTTAAGATGTTCTTCAGTACATTCACCATAGTATTTGTTGAAAACAAATAACATCTTATCCCAGAAATAAGATTGGATAATATCCGGTGTAAGATTAAACCGTTTATAATCAATCTGTCTGGTAAGGTTTCTAATTACTGGCTTACAAACTTTATAAAGTCTGTTGAAAGTAGCTTCATCATATTCTTGCATAGGTTTTAATCGATGAAGCTCTGAACCGTTATTTCCTTTACTTTTTCCCATGTTTTTAAATATTCGTTATGCAAATATAAGTATTTTTTCTTATATAAAATAATAATATTAAATAATCTGGAGCTTAAGGTAGTGGATTAGTAGTTTCTAGATAGATGTCAACATACTTAGAACTATCTCGGTACTATCAAAATCTATTAGTTTATATAATATTGCAATATAGATATGAAGAAATTTAAAGACAACATCAAGTTCAGTTTTTCTCCTGAGTTTCAGTTCGAGATACTCAGGTTTGTTTTAAAAGATAAGGAAGGAGGATTAGTACTCAAAAGGATTAAATCCAATTACCTGGTTCTCATAGAACACTCCCTTATCTTCGAGGGTATATCAAAATATTTTAAGAAGCAAGGCAGAATGCCCTCCGAGAATATCTTAAAGGAAGTATTAAAAGAGTTACTAGAATCTAAAACCTATGTGGATTTGGTAACTAAAGATGATATACCCAATATCAATAAACTAATAAGTAATCTCTATCATATACCCCTATCGGATTCTGATTATATAAAAGAAAAGATATATCAGTTCTCTACTTATGTTGAGATGAAGAACTTAAATGATTCCTTCGATTTGGATAACTTCGAACAATACGAAGAGTATTCGAGGAAGATTGAAAAGGTACTTCAGAAAAGTAAACCTAAGAAAGAAGATGAACCTTTATATATGATTCGGGATATTACCGAGAGACAGTTTAGAAGACAATCAGAACCTTCAGTTATACCTTGCCCATTTAGGCAGTTGAATGAACTAACTAATGCAGGAGGTTATCCAGAGCATTCTGTTAATGTGATACTAGATAAACCCAAGGCAAAGAAAACCTTCTTTATGGTAAACCTTGCAAGAGGTTATCTCAGAATGAAGAAGTCAGTATTATATATTGATACAGAAAATGGCCAAGAACAAATTATGGACCGTTTTATTCAATCCAGTATCAATAAAACTAAGAAGGAATTATACTCTGGTGAGTATGATAAACTTGAGGCAAAGCATTTAAGGAAACTTGCAAGGTTTGGAGTTGAATTAGTAGTTGAGCGTGTACCAGCGATGATTACTAATACCACTTATATAAGGGAAAAGATAATTCAACTTCGTAATCAAGGAATCGATATTAAAGTTCTTATGGTTGACTACGCTGGTAAGCTTGCATCAATAGCGGGTGATAGAGAAGATTTCGAAAGGATATCTAATGTATATATAGACTTGAGTAACTTAGCCGAAGAAATGAAACTTGATATAATCTGGACTGCACATCATATTACTAGAGAGGGTAAAAAACATAGAAAAACCAGATATGATGAAAATGATATATCTGGTTCTATAGCCATAGTAAGAAATGCTCAAGTAATTATGGGGTTAAATGCTACAGAACAAGAAGAAAGGGATGATATATTAAGGGCCGAGATAGTGGTTCAAAGGGATGGTCTACCATCAGGTAGAGCTCTTTTTAAATGCTCTACAGAAACTCAACGGTGTACCGAATTTACTAGAGAACAACGAAAAGAATATGACAGGGTATATGGAGAACAACTGGATAATTCTCTAAAAAGTTCTAGTAACCCAGATGCTAATATGGAGAAATATAACAAAAAGCAAGGAGATATATAATGAAAGATAATATACCAGGATTTATGGGATACTACGTTTCTAAAACTGGGAGCGTATATTCAAGATATGTCCGAGGAAGTAGGGGTAAATTAAGTAATGAGTTTACCCCACTAATACCAAAGAAACGTCCCAAATACTATAGTGTATCCCTTTATAGGGATGGTAAGTCTACAAAGATTTTTGTTCACAGATTAGTAGCTACTGTTTATGTACCTAACCCCAATAATTTACCTGTAGTAATGCACTTAGATAACGATATTTATAATAATTATTATAAGAATCTAAAATGGGGTACCCAGAAAGAAAATGTACACCAATCTATCAGGGATGGTAATAATCTGATTTCAGTAATGGGTAAGGATAATATACATCGTAAATTAAACTTAAATGATATACCTAAAGTAAAAGCTTATTATAATACATTACTATCTGAACTAATCCAATTAGGGTTTACTAAATGGAAAGTAAACAAAACTTTATTAAGGGTTCTAGGAAAGAGATTTGGAGTTGGTGATAGGGTAATTCGTAATATATTAAATAACAGTTATGAAAACAAAGAAAGTAGAGGTAGTAAAAGATAGACGGTCTGATGGGATAGCTTTAGAAATATCTCATAATGGTTGGCAAATCACTGCTATTAATGATTTAGATTTAGAGGATTTAAAGAAACTTCGAAAAGTAATTTAGAAAAGCTATAAGAGGGTATGAAAATAACCAATCAGTTTAAATCTAGACTAAGGACATACTTCATTAAACGATTAGGAGCATTCGATTATAAGCATGGATGGTTACGTATACCAACTTGCCCCTATTGTGGGAGAGAACATAAGTTGGGAGTTAACCTTTCTATGTATAGAACCAATTGTTTTAGATGTAATGCCCATCCTTCTCCTGCTCAACTAATAATGGACATAGAAGGATTTACTGAGTACCATGAACTAATTAATTTTTTGAACAATGGCCAATTTGATGAACTACAGTTTAAGGAAGAGAAAATCGAACTTGCCGAAAGTAAGCCCGTATATCTCCCAGATGGATTTAGAAATATTTCGCTCGGAGACAGCCAACTTGCAAAAAGCATTCGTGGATATATCAAGAAACGCGGCTTTAACCTCGAGAAGTTTTCAAGATGTGGTATCGGATATGGAACAATGGGCACGACATATGGGTACCTTATCATCCCGTTTTATTATCGAGGACAACTTAGGTATTACAATGCTCGAAATGTTATCGGAAAAGGACCCAGGTATAATAACCCAGACAAAGACATCACCGGTTTGGGAAAACAATTTATCATCTTTAATCACGATGCGTTGGAGATGTATCGGTCGGTATTCATTTGCGAAGGGGCACTTAATGCTCTCACAATTGGGGATAGAGCAATTGCCACAATGGGCAAAGCTATATCTGCATTCCAAGTCAATGAGTTACTTAAATCCCAATGCGAAAGATTTATTATATTGTTGGACCCAGACGCAAAAGAATATGCCATCAACTTGGCTCTCAAGCTTGTTGCATATAAAAAAGTCAAGGTGGTGTTTTTACCAGACGGAAAAGACGTAAATGATTTAGGGAGAAGTCAGACACTTAAGTTAGTATATGCTACTCGGTATCAAAGTTATCAAGAATTGATATCAATCAGAAACTCATTGAAATAGGGAGTTCCTATTATATTATAAAATAATATATTTATGCGTGAACCATCTATCCATATAACTAAGTCTCAATTTGAGGAAATATTAAATACCCTAGAGGTAGATAACTTCCCAGTTGAGGCTTTTTTTGTTATTGCTCGAAAGGAGGCAATAAATCATAGAGCAGTCTTAGTTTCTAATAATAAGAATACTAAGCGAGTTAATAACATTTTACTAGCATCTAAGGGGGATGCTGCCCTTGTTGCTGATATTTTATACGCAACTCGTATAAAGTTAAAGCATAGGGGAGTTCGTAAAATAAATGAGAGTAATTCCCGAGAATGGGCAAATTGTAAAAAGCTTGCAGAGATATGTAATACCTTTTGTGAGGATTTTAAACTTGATACCAGGGAAGGTTTTATCAAGTATATAGAGACTGGACTAAAAAGGATGACTGATTATAGGAATGTTATGCAAAGGTTAATATCTATGCAGGATAACATTACTAATCAAACCGAAGCTGAGATTAAATTACAGTCAGCAGATTTAGAACTTACTGCTAAGGTACATGATTACTTTGTAAGTAAGATTGCTAAGGCAACTGGTATATATGAATCCTATGAAAAGAATCCCGAGAAGTATGTTCACTTCGCTTATGTAGCAGCATTCCTAGAGGAAGAAGGTTGGGATTATAAGGATTTCATAGATGCTCAGTTTGAATCCTTAGCATGGTGTAATGGTCTACCCGATATTGCTCAATTATATACTGATAAAGCAGTAGAAAGGTATAATAAGTATTTATATAAAAATAAGAATAAAAAATCCTTAGAGGAACCTCAAGTTGAGGGCTCTCTCTGGGATAAGATTAATAATTAAAACATAACGTTATGAAAGATTTAATCCTTATATTTAAGTTAAAGGCTAAAGGCCTATATTATAAGGACATAGCTAAAAGGTTAGGCGTATCAGTAGGTACAATAGGAAGAGTTATTAATAAAAAATCTTATAGAGATGAAAATATTGATAGAAAACGGTAATGTTTGTAGTTTAGACTTACCTCTTAAGTTCGCACAGAAACTCTATGCAGAGTTTGCCATTCGTCATCCAAATGCTTTCTACTTACGTACAAGGCAAAGAGGTATGCAGAACTGGGATGGTAAAATTCATTACGTTAATAAGCATGGTGAATTTAAGATAGGTTTACTTCCTGCAGTATATGAAAAGTGTATTGAGTATGGAATTAAACCTAAAGTTGTAGATATGCGACAACCATTACCTAAAGTCAATGGAGTTGTTACGAAAATAGGAGAATATAAACTAAGACCAGAACAAGAGAAAGCCGTTAAAGCGGTAATCAATAACAAAGTAGGTAAGGTACCTTTTCAGATTGGTGTTTTAGATTACACCGTTAATGCAGGTAAAACTCTTATCATGTCGTCTCTTTATTTATCTTATAAGAAGCAGTTAAAGACTTTGCTAATAACTAATGACTCTGACTGGTTGAATCAAGCTAGGGATGAATTTAAGAAATACCTACCAGGAGAACAGATTACATTTGTTCAAGGTAAAGTATTAAACTGGAGCAATTTTACCATTGGTATGGTTCAATCTATTTCTCGTAACATGAGATTCTATCAAAATGAATTGGCAAAGGTAGATATGGTTTTGGTAGATGAGGCTGACCAAGCAGGTAGTAAGCAATATCAAAATGTACTTACTCGTTTATTTAATACCAGAGTTCGTATAGGATTATCTGGTACCATTTATATGAGTAAGCTTGCCAAGGATAAAGTAAAGAATATGAATCTTGAAGTATTCTTTGGTAAAGTACTTGCAGAGTTTAAACTTAAGGACTCTATTAAAAAAGGTTATTCAACTCGTACAATTGTAAAGATGGTACCAAGTAAACCCTGGTATGGTAATTGGGAATCAGAAGAAGTATCCTATAAGGAAGTATATGATGATTCTATTACCTTCAATAAGTATGCAAAGAGAATGGTTTATTCTCGACTTAAATGGAATCTTAAACAAGATAGATATCCTGCACTCGTAGTATGTAAATTTATTGCACACTGTGAGAATTTATGCAAATACTTTAAAAAGAAACTAGGAAGCAAATATAATATTGCCTGTGTGCATGTAGATACTCCTTCAAAGATAAGACAACAAATAATGAAGGATTTTAGGGAAGGTAAGATTGATATCTTGGTTTCAACTACAATCATTGCTCGAGGTAAAAACTTTCCTAAGCTTAGGTATTTACTTAATGCTGCCAGTATGGATAGCCAAGAAAAATCTATTCAGTTCCTTGGTCGTTTGGTTAGAACTGATTCCTCAAAGAAAAAGGTTTACCTTGATGACTTACATTATCCAGGTCCTTATCTTAATAGGCATGGTAAACATAGGAAGCAGTATTATCAAAAACAAGAATTGAAAGTTATTCTGTTAGAGAAGATATGGAAGAATCATCCTATTCATTCTTTATGAGAATACCTTACTTAATCTGTTCTATTAAGTACTATGAATAATTACTTTTTCCGGTAGGAGGAAGTAATTAATCTAATAGACGGACATAGGGCATTAATCATTAAATTAAAAGATATGGAATACTTACTAATACTAACAGTACTGGGAGTGATAATCGGGATACTTTATCTCTATTCATCTCAGTATGATTACGATGTATATAAATACAAATGTCATCATTGCAAGAAGAAATTCAAAGAGAGTGATATAAAGGATTTAAGAGGTCCTTGACATACTAAGGATTGGACTTGTCCTCATTGTAAACATCAAAATGTAACACTCAAAAGTTATGATTACTAAGTTATAAAAGTTATGATTACTAAGTTATATAAGAAATTCATTGATAAGATAATCGGAGAGGAACAAACTCCTCTCCATGTTTTTAACTGTACTACCCTGGTATGGATATCAGATATACAATCAATCCAGGTAATGGCTAATGAATATAAGGTATATTTTAATTTATCTTTCTGTTCAGGGCTACAGGTTAGAGTACTAACTTATACTGATTCTCGTTACTCACAACACTTGGGTGATATCAGGAAACTATTTATAAATGCAATTGGACATTCCTACTTACCTCTGTATGAGTCGGAATTGAAGATTGGAGATTCAGTCATAAGACTAACAGAAAAAAATAGATGAATAATTATGGCAAAGAAAAAGAAACAACTTCCTGACTTAACCAAGCAGGATATCCTAACACCCTTGGATATCTCTCAATTGGGAAGTAATGGAGACCCATGCTTTGGTATTGGGTATGATTTATCCACTAAAGAGTGTAAATTATGCGGAGACTCAGAACTATGTGCGTTCAAGATGTCCCAGAACTTGAACATTACAAGAAAAGAATTAGAACAGAAGAATCAATACAAAGATTTGGATGTATTAGAAGACACAGTTGGTATCAAGAAATTCATCCGAAGCTTGATTCGGAAAGGGAAAGACAGAAAAGAAATTATCTCAAAAACAGTTGAGAAATTCGAAGTACCTAAGAAACGTATTAGAGAACTTTATAAAGAATGCAATGGGAAAAGTAGGTAAGTTAAGAATGATATGGGCAATGTTTAAGTTATATCTTAATAACCCAAATTATTATGTACGGCAAGATGATGTTCTTGCTGATTTGTTTATGCAGGGTGAATATGACGTAGAAAGATTCTGTCATTCACTCGGAGTAACTCCTCAAAGAGGATTAACCTTTGGACAACTTTTAAAACAATGTAATATATTATGAACAGATTCAGATTTATTAAAGTAAGAGACGTAAAGACTCCATCGAGAGGTAATGCAGGTGATGCAGGTTTGGATTTCTATATCCCAAGAAACTTGGACCCTCAACAATTGATTCAAATCGAGGCAAACCAGTCTCCAAATAATTTTACCCCAGATTTTGTATTGGGAGTAAATACAACTACCAACTTCGTAACTGACATTCAAATCTATCCGGGAGGGAGAATCCTTATTCCATCTGGTATCAAACCACTTATTGAACCTCAAGGGTCTATGCTCATGGCAGCTAATAAGTCTGGGCTTGCTTCTAAAAAAGGTCTTCTGTATACTGCCGAGATTGTAGATTCTCCCTATGTTGGTGAAATCCATATAGGTATAATCAATCTCAGTCGAGTAATACAGACTCTAAAGGTGGATGAGAAAGCAACCCAATTTATTCATGTACCAATCTATCTCACAGAACCCGAGGAGATTCAATCAGAAGAATTTTATTCTGAATCTCAAATGTGGGGAACAAGAGGTGAAGGTGGATTTAATTCAACAGGAAGTAAGTAATGGACATACGTAATATCAAGGAAATCGTACCTTCTTTAGAAGTAGGTACGTATTTACAAGCAATGTATTCTCTTTCGTTAGAACAATTAGACGGCTACCGGCAAATAGAAAAGCTACCCGATTATCCGGTTGATATCAATAATCATCAAAATCAGGTAGTTCTTAAGGATTTTATTGCCCGGGTTATCGAAGAACTAATGGAGGGTTATGAATCTACCTCTGAGGTAGTAAAGATATGTAAGAAGTGGGGATGGAATATCGAACAACTTACAGAGGATGAATATACTCAAGTACTTAATCATTTACAGAATGCCAATGAAGAACAAGGAGATGCTCTTGGATTCCTATTCACTTTGTTCCACTTTGCAAATATACTACCAGAGGATATCTTCTCCTGGGGGACGTCTTACGTAGTCGATTACTCTGACTTCAAAGTAAAGGAATTGAAGGACGTAATTACACTGGGTATAGCCATGGTTACCGAAGGTAGTATTGGTTTAGTTAATCGGTTTGATATGATTGATGAAGACCATGAATCAGTAAAAGATTATACTCCTGGGTTTAATACCTTAAGTGAAGCATCTCACGAAGAAGAGAAGGTATTATTATTCAACATAGTATATGAATTGAATATTGCAAGGAATCTTCTTAAGTGTAGACCTTGGAAACAAACCCAGGTAATGACTAAGGAATTAGATTTTCAGTATTCTTTGGTAAAAGCTTTCTATCTATATATGGGATTCTTGGGTATCCAGGGATTTTCGGATGAATCAATCTATAGGTTATTCTTTAAGAAACAAAGACTTAACCTCTGGAGACAAAAAACAAATTACTAATGAGTGGATGGAATAGAAAATTAGAGGGTCTTCAATCTAATACGGAGGAGACCCTCCACTCTTTGGAGTTTGCTACTTCACAAGAGGCATGGGAGAAATTGAACGAGGCTTTCTTGAGATTAGACCCCGTTCTTTTTGATAAGGGTGCTACTGCAAACAGTGGAGTTGCAGTAGCATATAACGTGTTTATAAAAATACGTAAAGCATGGGTAGACCCAGATTTTGATTACGGCAGGTGTTTTAATTACAAAGAAACTAAGTGGACGAGCTTATTGAATAATTATATTGATTTTAATAAGTTAGACCTCTTACGTAGCAAATTAAGAATCCTGAAGAACAAGTATAATCAGAATTACAATGTTACATATATGTTTAATAATCATCATGATAACGGTAAACAATGTTTAATTGCTGCAACTTTTTCCAAGAGATTTCAGGAGGACATCCCAGTTATTACAATGGTAATCAGAGCATCCGAGATTACAAAGAGGTTAATATTCGACTTCCTATTAATTCAACGGATGGCAGAATATGTGTATGGGCCGGACCAGTCAGTACAAATCAACCTATTTGCGACTCAAATGTATGGGAATGTAGAGACACTCTTAATGTACTCAGCTTATAAACCTTTAAAGAAAGTAATCAAGGGTATAGATAATCCTTGGACTAAAAGAGTTAAAGAGGTTTATAAGAAAATCCAAAAGGGTACAGAGAAAGAATGGTCTTCATTTAAGGTATTCTTCAGGAGTTTTAAAGTACTTCGTCCGGACTTATACGAATACCAAGCTTTGTTAGCAAAGGACTTGCTATTAGAATATGAAGATATAGAATATCCAGAAAATGTGATATCCTATTCTCAACGTAAAGCATATAAGAAGAAACTTTTAAAGAAACAGAAGAATGAGAATCTACAGTAATTCTTTTGAGTTAATGTCAGAACTTGGCAGAGAACTCAACAGTTATGGTCAAACTGTAAAACCAAAGACCTATCAGAATAAAGTCATTGAAGGTAAAGAGGAATTTGAAACAAAGGAACTCATTTGCCAACAATATTGCTTGACTTCACTCGGAGACCCAGTATGGTTATTTGTATTTTTACATTCAAGAGAATGGGCAGATGCAGAGTTAGGAGAAAGGCTTTGTTGGTATGGTTTAAATCCCGGTACAGCTTGGGAGTTAAGGAAAGACTTATGGGAACAATTCTTAGTTGAGGGTCCAAATGGTAAAAAGTTTGATTATACTTATCCAGAAAGGATTTGGAATGATTTAAGTGATACTGGTAAGTTAGCTTTAGAAGAAGTAATTAATCTTCTTAAAAGGGATAATGATACTCGTAAAGCAGTACTCCCAATATTTCATGGTTCAGATTTATGTTTCCTTGATGGAAGTCGACGTATTCCTTGCTCAATGTATTATGATTTCCTTATCCGTCAGAATGGTAAAGGAGAGAAAGTATTACATATTTGTTATCACCAAAGGAGTTCAGATTTTGTTACTCACTTTGGTAATGATGTATACCTTGCATGGAGACTTATGGAATACGTAGCTCAAGAGGTAGGAGTTAAACCTGGTTACTTATACCACACAATTGATTCTCTTCATTCTTACAAGAAAGATTGGAAATACCTGAATACCAATCTTGAAGATTTACAGGACTCATTCTAATATTAGAGGGATGTATCTACTACATGTGGGTATGTCCCTCTTTCTATTTATTAATATGGAAACGAGATATAAGATAATTAAGAACAAAAGAGAACTCAAGAAACTAATTGCTTGTTGCAAGGCAACTGGTTATGCTTGTTGTGACTACGAAACTAATGCCGAACCAATCTATAATAAAAGTTTCAAGCCAACTATTCTATCAGTATCTTGGATGCCAGGGTTTGGTGCTTCTATTCCATTAGACCATTTCCAAACCCAAGAATATACTTCACCGGGGTGGAATTGGAAGAAGATGTTAAGGAAATTTGGGGAAGAGATTATTGAGAATTATGATATTGTAAAGGTTGCATGGAATTGGAAATTTGATGACCAGATTAATCAAAAGTATCATATCTATTATAGAGGTACATGCTTAGATGGTATGCTTGCAAAATATGTTCTCAACGAAGAAAAACCCCATGGGTTAAAAGATATGGTTAGAAGATATCTACCAGAATATGGTGATTATGAAAAGCAAGATAAGTTTGATAAGATACCCTGGGATAAAAAGGAATTAGACCCCTTATGTAAATATGGCTGTCAAGATACAGACTTTACATTACGATTAATGATATTCTTTGAGAAGAAGTTAATTGATTTAAAGATGTATTCTGTATTCCGTAATTTATTTATGTGTAATTCCCGGGTATTAACCTCCGTAGAGAAAGAGGGATTATACCTTGATAGAGATTTCAACCAGAAATTACTTGAGGAATATAAACCGAAGATTGATGCTGCTAGACAAGCAATATATGATTTATCAAGGGTAAAGAAGTTTACCAAAAAATATAACCAAGGTAAAATTGAAAGATATATCGAATCTATTTACCAAGAACTTGAAGAGTTAGATTATAATGACCCAAAAGACAAACGTAAGATTGATTCAAGACAACAGAAAATATCTAATATTCGTGCAGGGATATTTACTACCAAGAAAGAACAGGAACTTATAAGACCTCTTAATCTTGGTAGTCCAGTTGATTTACCCCAACTCATGTATTCAGATTCTGGTTTTAAATTCTCAGTAATTAAAAATAATGAATCGGGTAAGCCAAGTACCGATGAAGATACTTTGGTTGAATTAAGGTTAACAGTAAAAGACCCAGAATCTCCAAAAGCAATATTCCTTGATAAGCTACTTGAATTAAGAGGTTTACAGAAAATGTATACTACCTATATTGAAGGTTGGCATGAAAAAGTCCAAGATGATTCTCGATTACATGGTAGGTATAATATACATGGAACAGATTCTAATCGATTCAGTTCTGCTGACCCAAATATGCAGCAAATACCAAAGACATCTGTAGACCCAAATATTAAGAAACAATTAGTTGCTCCTCCGGGTTATTTATATATGGCATTCGACTATTCTCAGGCAGAGTTAAGAATGATGGCTCATCTATCTGGAGACGAAACTTATTTGGAAGCATTTGCCAAGGGAGTAGACCCTCATCTTGGTATAGCAGCAGCAAAATACGGTGTATCAATCGAAGAAGCAAGTAAAGCTTATGAAGATGAAACACATCCCGATTATAAGTTATGGAAGGTAAGGAGAAAGCAAGCTAAACAGATTGCATTTGGACTTATTTATGGAATTGGTAATAAATTGCTAGCAGTTAAATTATCTGACCCAAAAGCAGGTATTATAGTTACACCAGAAGAAGCAGCAAAGGAAATGGAAGTATTCTTTGGTCAACATCCTAAGATTAGGAAGTTTAAAGAGAAACAAGAGAAATTCCTTCGTAAGCATGGGTATTACACACAGTTATTTGGTACTAAACGAAGACTCCCACAAATATATTCAAATGATAAGCAAGAAGTTGCTTATGCAATTCGTTTAGGTCTTAACTTCCCATGTCAAGGTGCTGCAGCAAATATGACCAATTTTGGAGCTATACTTGTTTATTGGTTAATGAGACAAGGTAAATTACCAATGATGAAAGAAGCTTGTACAGTACATGATGCTGTATATATGTATTCTAAACCTCAAGATATTAACACCTGGACTGTATATACAATCTGGAATATCCTACGTAACCCAAGTACGAAAAGGTATTTCGGATTTCAAGTTGATGATGTTGATATGGACATGGACTTTACCATTGGTAGAACTATGGCAGAGGAATTACCCTTTATCCCTGGGTATGATTATAATAAGATGTTACAACCCGATTTCTCAGTAGAGGAATATATGGCTGAACATAAGAAATATAAACATATCCATATTAAGCAATTTAAAGAGAGATTTAATAAACAAATGAAGGCTTATGAAAAAGATTTTGAACGGACCCACGATTTACCGAGCTAAATGCCCATACTGTGATTGTGAATTTGAATATGACTACTCAGAAGTAGATTCATCCACTTTTGCTGATTGTAAATTAGTTAAGTGCCCAGGTTGTAATAGGTATCTTCATCATAAAGAAAATCCAAAATCACATACAGAAGTGAAGAAAGAGGATACTATGACAACATAAATAAAATAAATTTATGAAACCATGGCAACAAATGAGGAATATCAAAATGCGAGTAAATTAACTGCCCTTACCTATATGATTGCAGGATGTTTGGGTTATTCTATTGAGAATCTGTTTAAATACCTGGATGCTACGAATTTAAAGGTAAGTGGACAAGAAAAGATGTTATTCAATAGAGTAAAGACCCAATTACATCAATTACAGACTAACCTTACTACATTAGAGGATATGGCTTTTAAAGTAATGGCCACTGATGAGGATGGGAAACTTGCTTATGAAGATGCTACTCATATTTATTGGGCAGCTTTCTTAGTATTATTAGATAGAGGGGGAACTGATAACTTATGCGACTTACGATTAAGAGCTTTAGTAGATAAGATTAGTCCCTATAAATCTCTTCTTAGATTGCCTGGTATGAGTTTAGCTTATCAAATGGCTTTTGCTCAAGTATCTAATGCTATAAGTAAAGGCGAATTTAGTAAGGAAGACTTTAAAAACCTATTAGAAGTTTATGAAGACGGAGCTAAAAAAACTAAAGGTTAAATTTGAGGGTAGGACCCTAGAAATCGATATTCAAAAAGAATTGTCTATCAATGAGAATATCATTAATTCTCAGCTACGAGAATCTCCTTCTAGTTATTATATTCTTTGTTCTCTTAGAGATAAGTATATAAAGGAAAGAGATTTACTAGCAAGGGAAAAGGATGAAGCCTATTCCAATGCTTGGGTATATTATAAGGATGCCAATGAAAGGTGGAATAACGAATATGTTTCTCATAAGGCAAATCTTAACAAGAAGTATTCTTCCATTTATGAGAGATACTTAAAAGCTGTAGAAAAAGCAAATAAGTTCATAGCTATATGTAAAGCTTATGAGAGTCGGGAGAATATATTAAGAACTATTAATGCGAATCTAAGAAAGGGTTAACCCATTGAACTATAAATAATTACTAACTTTTAAAAACAGTATTAGAATATGAATTATTCAATGACATTTATCTCACCTCTTGTGGCTGAGAAATTTAATCAAGAATTACCTGGATGCCCAACAGAAAACCGGGTACTTATTTTATCTCCCAAGGAGGTAAACCAAACTAAATCTGGTTTGATTATCCCTGAACAAGTAAAAGAGGGAGTTCCTCGTAAAGGGGTTGTAGTAAAGAGTGGAGAAATTACTGAAGAATACAAAACCTACCGAGAATTGGTTGCTGTAGGTAGAATAGTTACCTATGGTTTGTATGCAGGTAAAGAACTTGAATTCGAAACGGACAAACTATCTCCTGCTCTCAAACAACTTTTAGAGAAAAACGTTCTTACCGTATTGAGTATGAACGAAGTAGTTTACTCAGAACCGAATAATTAAAACTAATCATTATGATAAAAGACAAGAAGAAAAAGAAAGTTTCATCAGAAGGACTTTCTACAAAAGAAAAGATGCTAGCTAGAAAGAAACAGCTAGAATCCAAGGGAAATGGTAGTGGGTTAGTATATCCAAAAGAAGGAACACTGAGAATGAGAATTAAATCTCCCGGTGATGACCAAGAATTGGGTATCGAAATTATTCAATTCTACCTGGGAGGCAATTTGGGAGGAGTTATATCTCCGGCTACTTTTGATGAACCTTGCCCATTCATGGAGAAATACCAAGAATTGAAAAACTCCAAGGATGAAGATGACAAGGAACTTGCTAAGAACCTGGTACCAAGAAGAAGATATGTTATCGGTGGTATCATTTACTCAGATGAAAAGGGTAGTAAGGTAGATTACGAAGGCAAAGATAAGGGAGTTTTAGTTCCTAGCTCAGTATACCAGGATATCATTGACCTTTACCTTGATGAAGATGAGGCAGGTGATATGACAGATCCAAAAACTGGATACGATATCAAGGTAATTCGTTCCGGGTCTGGTAAACTAGATACCACTTATTCTGCTCGTGCTTGCAAACCAACTAAGTTGGACAAGAAATATCAAGGTACAATTGACCTTGAGGGGATAGTTCGTTCTCAAATCAAATCCTATGATGAGTTGGAAGATTTACTTTCACAGTATCTAAACGAAGACCATGGGGATGACGATGATGATGATAAATCCAAGAAGAAAAAGAAAAAGGGAGTTCACAAAGACCATTACATGGAAGATGATGAACCCAAGAAAAAGAAAAGAAAATACAAATCGGATATTTAAGGGTTAGTAATATGGTTTCATTCGAAGGTGGTAATTAGATTCGTTCTGTTATCACCTTCTTTAGTTTAAAGACATTACATTATGGCAAAGTATGATAACATACCTGGATGTCCAGGATATTATATCTCTAAAAGAGGCCAGATATACTCAAGGGTAATACCTAACGGGAACGATGCTGGTAAATTGGGAAAGGTATGGAGAGAAAGGAGAGTAAAGATAATGATTAAAACTCCAACCTATAGTACCAAACGAGTAAAGATACGAAATAAGTCATACTCGGTATCAAGGTTAGTAGCTTTAGCTTATATACCTAACCCAGAGAATAAACCTTGTGTATGTCACAAAGATAATAACCCATTAAATAATCATTATAAAAATCTATATTGGGGTACACACCAAGAGAATATGGCTCAGATGATAGTAGATGGTAGAAAACAAAAAGGGGAAGAATGCCCTAGATGGGTAAATAAAGAAATACCAGAGTTGTTTGACTATTATTGTGATGGTGTTAGTATTATGGAATTAGCAGAGATGTTCAATACGAACAAATCAATGATAAATAAAATAATAAGATATAAATTTAAAGAACTATGGCAAGGAAGAAAATAAAAGTACCCTCTCTGAATGAGATGAAGAAGAAATTCCCAGGTTTTTCTATAGCTTTAGAAGAAGATGATTCTAAGTTACCTTGGTTACCTTCAAGATTTTTAGCTTTTAATTATATTTTAGGTGGAGGAATTCCGTATGGGAAGATACTTGAGTTATTTGGTACTGAATCCTCTGGTAAAAGTCTAATGGCATATGATTTCGCATATTCCTGTCAGTATTTGAATGGAGTAGTTTTGTGGATAGATGCTGAACAATCTTTTACTAATTCTTGGGCTGAGATTAATGGACTAGATTTAAGTAGGGTAATTATCTATAGAGAAACTGCTATAGAAAAAATATCTGATTGGGTTGCATCTATGGCATTATATTGGAGAAGTCAGCTAGTAAATAATGAACCTATATTACTAATTTTGGATTCAGTTTCGGCTCTGGACACCGAAATAAATATAAACTCCGAAATGAGTAATGCTTCTGCCGATATGGGTAATCGAGCAAAAGCCATATATAAATATTTCCGTATAAGAAATGAAATGTTATACTCTTTGGGAGTAACTCAGATTTATATTAATCAATTACGTACTAATCTAAAAGCAGGTATGTTTGAAAATCCTGATACTACTCCTGGAGGAGCTGCCTTAAAATTCTATGCTTCTCAAAGAATAGGTTTATATGGAGGTAAATCCTTAACGAAGAAGATAAAAGGGAAGGAAAGAAAGATTGGTAGAGTAACTTCAATCCGTACAATGAAGAATAAGGTTGCTCCTCCAAGAGGGACTATAAAAGCTGCTCCCGTATATAATAACTCTAAATACCATGACGTAGGTTTTGATAAGATATATTGGTTAAATGAGATTCTTATAGAGGAAGAGATTATACAAAAATCTAATGGTGGAGTTTATAAATATAAAGGAGAAACTCTCTGTAGAGGAGAAGAGAAATTTTTAGCTTTACTAGAAGAGAATGATGAATTAAGACGTAAGCTTTTAAGAAAAGCCAGTATAAATACTATTGGAACTACTAAAAAGAAACTAGAATCATTAAATACTAACCTATTCCCAGTAGACGATGTTCAAGGGGAAGACGAAGAGGAGGAGGAAGACGATGAGTAAGAAAACAGTATTATTGATTGATGGAGAGAATATTCTCCATCAATCTTTTCACAAGTTCGAGAAACTTAAATCCACAGACGGTAAACCAAGTGGAGCAATATTTGGATTTTTCAAATCACTTCACATGTATCTTACAAGGTTTGAACCAAACGAAGTAGTTATAACCTTTGATAATGGTCATTCACCAGTAAGGGATAAGTTATTGCCTAACTATAAGGGACACAGAAAAAATATATCGGTTGATTATGAATCCTTGCAAATACAAAAGGCAATTATAATGAAGATATTGGGTATGCTAAGAATTTCTTATATATTTGATAAAAGGAATAAAACTCAATATGAGGGAGATGATTTCTTAGCATACCTAATTATTAATACTTATCGTTCGGATAATGTAATCTTGGTATCATCAGATAAGGATTTTAATCAACTTCTAAACAAGAACGTTAGGATATTAAATCCAAGAAAGGATGAAGTTATTCGAGTGGGCAATTGTAAAGAACTCTTCGGTTATCATTCACATGAGACTGTTCAGTATCTTGCAATGGTAGGTGATACTTCCGATGATATCCCTGGTTTTAAAGGTATAGGTCCAGTAACTGCAAGAAAGATATTAGATGAGTATAAATCAATCTACAAATACTTGGAAGCTAAACCTAATAAAGAGTACCAAGAAGCTTGGGAAAGGAATCGTAAGTTGATTGATTTATTCTGGTTTGTAGGTAATGTCCCTTTAGATAAGATACCTCTCAAGAGAAAGAAGACTTTCAACTATGATAAATTTAGGAAACTGTGCATAGAGTATTCTCTTGCTTCGTTCCTAACTAAAGAATTTATTAAACCATTTAAAGAGTTATCCGAATGAAAATAATGTTTGCAGGTGCAAGTGGAGTTGGGAAAACCACTTTAGCAAAAGAAGTTCCCGGGATGATTAAGTTTGATGTAACAGAATACCCTCCAGTATTGGATTTTATATCTGGTAGTGTATCAGACTTAATACCTAAAACAAAGGATATGTCTCATAAAGAGATGTTAGAAAGGGATTCAAAGGATTTGTTACTCGAAGATTTTCAGGTAATGAACCTAAGAAACAAAATGTTCAGAGATAGGGATAGATTTGTTACAGATAGAAGCTATCTTGATTTAGCTGCCTATTTCTATTACAAGCAAGCCAAGAATGTTCCTAAATGTGAAATGGAACACTTTTTCGAAACTTGCAAGATGTTACTCAATCAGCAATGTACTCATCTTATCCTATTAGACTTTACTACTGCCATGGCAAAGGAATGGGTTATGGAAGATAATGGTAAACGAATAGATAACAATTACTTCCAGTTCTTAATATCTTCTATAATGGATAACGTATTGAACTTGTGGGGATTCTTACCAACTAAGGAAATATCTTCTATCTATAAGAATATATTTAAGAATCAACTCTTGGAATACGGTGCAACAGAGGGAGTAATCAAATCCATATATGGTGAAACTAAAGTTCTCTGTATAAGAGAAGCTAATTTGGATATTCGTAAGAAACTTATTATTGATTTTCTTCATGAGTAAGGAAGTAGTATTTATAGCATTCTCGGATTTGCACATAAATCTATGGGCAAAATTCAATGAGAACAACAATAGGACCTTGAATAGTATCAAGGTCCTTGACGTTATTGCAGGTCAATGTGAAAAGTACAAATGTCCTGCTTTGTTTTGTGGAGATTTATTTCATAAGCCAGAATCAATTGACCAAGATTTAGCAATATTCGTTGTTGAACAGTTTGATAGGTTAGAGAGTAACTATCCAAAATTCAAAATGATTTATATAGACGGGAATCACGATTTGAAATCTGTAAATCGTATTGATAGGATAACTAAGGGATGGCCTTTTGTATTTCATAAGAATTTTATGAGCTGTGTTAATCTAACTAGAATCAAATGGTGTTCTTATGGAGATTACCACATTTATGGGGTTCCTTACATTGATAATAATGTGGGTCTAAGTGAATATCTTAAGAAACTCAAATTAGATAAGAATGTAAAGAACATACTTCTTCTTCATACTGACTATCCTGGAGCAAAGGATACCGACGGTAGGGAAGTTGATTCTGTAGAAAATCTCAATGTAAATATCTTGAATCGATTTGATTTGGTATTATGTGGTCATATACATAAACCTCAAAGACTATCAAAGAAGGTTTATATGATAGGTGCACCTAATCATCAAAGGCGAACCGATAGAGGTTGTAAGTTAGGATATTGGAAGATTTATTCAGACTTATCAATGCAATTCGTACACCTTAAGCAATTCCCTAAATTCGTAGATGTAGAATCCGAAGAGGGTATTAAGGATGATGGCAATTATTATACCGTTTTACCTAAGAAAACTAGTAACTTAGTAAATACTAACCATAAAATTACTAAGCAACTTTCTAAGAAAGCTCTAGCAAGGAAGTATCTTAAGGAAAAAGGTATAACTGAACAAGATAAGAAAGAACTACTGATTGACATACTTAAAAAAGCTGAATCATGTTAACATTTACAACAATGAACGTAGTAGGATTCTGTTCAATAGAAAACCTACATATACCTTTAAACCCAAGTTGTACCATACTTATCAAGGCACCGAATGGTAAAGGTAAATCAACTATCTTATCGGCATTGGTATGGGCAATATATGGTAAAAACCTAAAAGGAGTATCAGAAGTAACTACCTGGGAAAAGGTAAGACCTAAAGATTACCAGGGAGTAATGGTAGAGGTATTCTTTCAAAAAGGAGAACATATCTATAAAATTATCAGATGCCAGAAATGCAATATAGTTCTTGAGGATGGAGCTAAAGGTAAAGATAGGCTTATCCTTATGAAAGACAACGAGGTAGTGAATGTAAAGGGTAAGAATAAACTCCAAGATGCCATTAATGCAGAACTTGGTTTATCCTATACTCTATTCATGAACTCCATTATGTTTGGGCAGGGTATTAAAAGATTGATACAAGAATCTAATTCAGATAAGAAGAAGATATTCGAAGAAGTATTTGATTTAGAATTTCTTAACATTGCCAAAGGTATAGCTATGCAGGATAAAAATAACCTATTAGCTCAGGCAAACGAAGTAGAACACCAATCTGCTTTATTAAAGAAAGAACTTGAAGCAAATAAGGAAGCTTACTTTGATTTACGTGATAGAGAGAAAGGTTTCAAAGAAAAAATAAAGTCAGAACGTAGAGAATTAAAGAAAGATAGGGAAGACCTAACTAAGCAACTTATTAAAAAACAGCAACAACTTAAGGACGAGGTAGAGCAGAGTCTTAGGATTAAGATTAAGAAACATACTGATTATGTAGATGGTCTTAAATCTAAAATAAAACACAACCGTAATATTTCAGGAGTATCATTACCTGATTTTGTAAAGAAACTCAAGATACAGTTAGATAAAGGCCACTACAAACGTGCTAAAGAGAGCGTAGATATTATCTATAAAGCAATTATAAACTCAGACAAACTACAAGAAGAATATGAGGATGCTCTGGGTAGATTGGATGAGTTGAGAACTACGAATGAGAAGTATAAGAGACTTCAAAAAGAATGCGATGATATTGCTTCTGATATTGCTGATATTGACGAGGAGTTGGAAAAACTCAAACAAGAGAAACTTAAGGTTATGTCTCCTAAATATAAAGAGAAACTTAAGGAAATTAGAAAGACTCTTCGTAAGGTAGATGAAGATTACCATAACAAAGAGTTAGAGTTAGAGAACTATAACTGGTTAATCAATGACCCTCTCGGTAACAACGGAATAAAGGCTTACTTATTCGATTCATCACTGGATATGTTAAATAAATGCCTTGATAAGTATTCAGAGGTATTGGGATTTAGGATTGAATTTAATATTGATTTGGGCACTGTTAGAAAAGAATTTGTTACTCTTATTGAAAGGGATGGGCAAATAATTAATTATGATGAACTTAGCGGTGGAGAAAAACAATTATGTAATGTTGCAATGGCATTTGCAATGAATGAAGCTCTTACGGCTTCTAAGGGTATTAACTTAGCATTTCTCGATGAGGTATTTGAATCTTTAAGTTCAGATAATGTAGAAGTAGTTACCTCACTAATACGTCACATATTCAAAGAGAAAACTCTATTCTTGATAACCCACTTAGATTCACTTCCTCTTGGTAATACCAAAATTCTGCAAGTGGAAAAAGTCAATGGCCTAAGTAGTTATAATTTACTATAAGGATATATAACTTTAACAAGACAGGAAGATGAAAACTTTTAGTAATTTATACTCTGCTATAAAACATGGTAGAAACATAATACTTAGGCCTAAATGGAAACCCAATGTACCAGGTCATAAGTATTATGTTTCTAAAAATGGTAGAGTTTACGGATATCTTGGGGATTTTAAATGGGTAAGGATTTCCGTATATTCGGATGGTAAACCAGATAGTTATCTAAAGTGTAAGATAGATTTAAAATCTTGGTTATTACATCGTTTAGTAGCTACTATTTACCTTCCTAACCCGGATGGTCTACCAGTAGTAATGCACCTCAATAATAACAAAAGGGATTGCAGAGTTAAAAATCTTAAATGGGGCACCGAGTTAGATAATACCTTACAGGCTTGGTTTGATGGTTGTTTACCAACTCCAAATAAGATTATTTATTATAACGATGTACATAACCTTTATAACCAAGGTTTGAGTGTAAGGGAGATAGCTAACATATTACCGATTCATATCTCTTCAGTTCGTAGAATCTTGAAAGGTAAGGGTCTTATTAAGTATAAAGATAAATTTTGTTATGTCAATAAACAGCAAAAATAAGGGTTCAAGATTCGAAAGAAAGATAGGGGCTTGGTTTACGAAATGGACCGGGTATAAATTTGAAAGGAATAGAGCAGGGAGTGGAGCTTGGCATTCAAACAAGGACTCCACTTCCGATTTAACCTGTACTGATGAAAGGCATGCTCATAGATGTAAGATATCTATCGAATGCAAGAATTATAAAGAGATTAAGTTTGAACATCTACTCTTAGGTAATAAGGGATGCGATATATTGAAATTCTGGGAACAAGCTTCTAAGGATGCAAAAAGAGCAAATAAAGTTCCCATACTCTGTATGAGATATAATTCAATGCCCTCAGAAGAATTTTTCTTTGTAGTTGGAAAGGGTCTATCTTCCGTATTCTATAAACCCCTATTCGATAAAGCCAATATTATGGTAATTGATGTACCAAAGATAGATGAGATTCTTTATGTATTCATGGCTAGTGACATATTGAAGAATGTAAACTATAAGTTAGTACATAAACAAGCTAAGTTAATTCTTAAAAACCGGTAACCTATGAAGAAGCATACCCCATACTCATATTGTATATTTTACCTTGAAAGGAAGTACTGTGATAAAATCAATAAAGAACTCAAAGAAAAGGGGTATGACCAAATCAAGGCAATTATTCCTATGGTAAACGTATTAAGAAAAACCACAAAGGGTAAGATGGTATTCGAAGAAGTACCAGTATTATTCAATTATGGTTTTATGAGAATGCCTACTAAATTAGCATTCTCAAGGCCATTTCTTAATAAGTTACGTAGGAATATATCTGGTATCAGAACTTGGTTACGTAATACCGAGACAATGTACCCAAGAAAGAAAAAGGTAAGGATTGACAATGCAGAAGAATTTGATGATTTTTCTTTAGTGGCTACTTGTAGTAGAAAAGAAGTAAGGCGATTTAAACGTATTGCTAGAGAGAATAAGAAGTTTTCAGTGGATGATTTAGTCAATGTAAAGCCTGGAGATTACTTAGTATTACGAGGTTATCCTTATGAGGGAGTAGATGCTACAGTATTAGAGGTTGACCATCTTTGTAAAAGGGTAAAAGTTCTTATATACCCCGAAATGGGGAGAATGGAAGTATGGTTACCCTTTGACAACGTCATTTATAGTGTATATTTAAATCATGACCCAGATAAGCTTTATGCTAATTCTGGGGAATATGACCCTAATCAGATAACCAATGAAGCAATTGATAGTATAATGAGATATAGGAGAATTTAATATTATGAACGAAGCTCAACAAAAAGCCTGGAGTTGTTTAATTGATAAAGAACAACAATCATTATTCCTTCAACTATCAGAAAGTAAATCTTCATGGGAAGCTGGTGAAATTTTAAAGTTATCTCATTACAAGTATCTTGAAATCCGGGAACGGTCAGAGAAATTCTTTAGGCTATTCTCGGATTTTTTTGAGAAACACACTTCTATTTTTCGACCAGATTGCCCCTGTGAGAGGAATTTCCAAGATTATATGGAGGGATGTTTAGAGAAACGATTAAAAAGAAAAGAAGCAAGCTTATTCACAGGAGACTCGGCTCAATTACTCCCAAAGGTAAACTCTAAAAATATAGAGAGAAACATGAAGAGGTTAAAGGAGTCTGATGATGAATGGGACATAGATACTCTAAGATTAATTCTTGAATTTGATAGGTGGAATAACTTTAGAATACTTCCAAGGATGCTACAACAGCCATCTGCATTTAAAAGGCGGTCGAATAAGAAGGATAAGATATATATCAAGTATCTTCTTAATAGAGTACCGGATTGGATGCACACTAAACTCAAGGAAAGGTTTAGGTATAAAGTAAAACCAGGAAAGAAAAAGTATTGGGTAGCTTTAATATCTGAGGACCTATATACCGATGGTTATCTATTATTACCAGTAAGACCTTTGGATGAAGTAGTAGATGAATTTAGTAGATTCTACATGTATGTATTTAAAACTAAAGATGATGCTGATACCTTTGGTTTTATGGTATCTAAGTTCATGATTAAAACCGAATCTGTTAAGCTTGGACAAAAATTCTGGCCAGAGTACCGTTGCTGTGTGGAAAGAGCAGTAAACTATAATCAAGTGAACAACATAGAATTCAATATTAAGAAATTGGATATGGCTTATAACACACATATCAAGAGAAAGCATAAAAAACCTAAATCCACTGCTGCGAACCGAGCAAAAACCTCGGATTTTTATAAAAATAAATAGAGAAATAAGATAAGATTAAATTATTTATTCTTATATTTGCAAAGAAAATAAATGCTGTCTCTTATACACATCTCCGAGCCCACGAGACGCGTAGTAATCTC